GTCTACAATTCCAAGACAGGCGGAACGTCATGGAATGTGCTGGGACAGGCTACCAACATTGCTCTCGGGTCCAATTCGTCCATTACTGGCGGAACGTCCATCGTGATCGGGTCCAATGCCTCCTCTGGAGTCGCGGCCAACAACGTGATCGCGATCGGAACTAACGCGGGAAGCAATCTCCCGAATCTCAACAACACCATCTACATCGGCAGCAATGCAGGATACACACCCTCAACATCGAATACGCTTGTGGTGCAATCAACATCGGCCACGGCTCCAACCCTCCAAGCAGATCTCTCCAATCGTCGGCTCGGTGTGGGTATGGTTCCATCCTATGCCTTAGATGTATCGGGAACCATTCGCTCGTCTGGACCAGTGATTTCTACGATAAGTGTTTCAGGAACATCAGCAGCGGCACTCACGCTCACATTGTCTACAGCAACAACCTACTACAGCCTTACATCAACAACGACTGTGTTTGCTCTCACACTTCCAGCAAGTGCACCTCCTACGGGTACATACTGGGTACTCAAGAACAACAGTAGGGTGAATTACACAATTAATGTTACAGGCGGAGTGTTTAACGGAGGAGATACCTCCTACTTCCTCCAGTCGGGTATTGGTACCACAATCGCGTACTCTGGAACATCGGCAGGCGCACCCCTTTCCCCTGCGTACTACACGTTCTAATCCCCTCCCATCCCAACACAATATAAATATAGATGCAAATCTACGACACAAGAAGTGTAGTGGATTTTCAAACATTTACGTTTTCGGGTCACGCCCGTAAACTCGCGAACAAATCACTTCTTCAAAGTATTCAGTTGGGTCACGCCGATTATGCATGTTACTGGACTCTTGAACTCCTGTGTTCAGGTCTCGTGCATTCGATGTGGACCACATTCTTTGAAGCAGCGTCACTGTATGTTCACCGATCCTGCCCCAACATGTTCAACTACCTCGTTGCGCAGTACGAACGGTTCGCCGAAATTGAGCAGATGTACACGCTTCATACGATGACGGAGATCCGCAATCGCGACGATGCACGTCTCCTAGTCTGTGAAGTCGCAGTGGTCCTGGCTACGGCAAAGAAGCAGAAGACGATTACCTTACCAACCATCAAGGCCGAACACGATTTCTTACCTGAAACCGTCAGGGAAAACCTGAGAGCAACGTCGCAGATGGTGAGCACCCCTTTTCTGAAAGCCGACGATCCTTTTGAACTCAAGATTCCTTTCAATGAATTCTGTTTTTCTATTCAGACCCGTGATACCCAGCGGGCATTTTACTGGCTTTCATGGATTCTGGCGTACGCTCGCGAACAGAAAAAGCGGACCAAGCAGGCCGTTGTGGTCGCGGAACGAAAGAGTCCTTACTATTCCTCTAAGTATGCGAAACATCTCATCTGGATGATCTGGGATGTGATTAATGCCCAGAGCAATACGTATGTTGAAGCCCTGTTCAAGCTGTATACCTTGCGCTGGGAACCAGGAACCTCACGAGCAAAACAGACGTTCCTGCTGACGGCTATTCTATTTGTGACTGAACCCCTAGATTCCCGCGAACCTGCTAAGAGGGACGAAGCCGCGATCCCGCCAATGCTAGCAAAAATTCCCCAGTTGCTGGAAACGATACAGGCTACGCGCAATACTTTCCAAGCTAGAGAGTAAATGGCTGGCCCTACTGCTGCACAGAAACTCCAGATCTCGGCGTTCCAGGGTCTTCTATTCTACATCCTGGCGAACCCCATTACGTTTCGCGTCATGGACGGTCTTGTGACGTCTATGACGGGACCGTATACCACGTTCCGCATCTTTGAGAACGGCCTGCCGACAGGCTTTGGTCTCCTCCTCCACTCCGGGGTCTTTTTCGCGGTGACTCTGGGTCTCATGTATGTTTAGTTTAAACATACCACGCTTACCTATACAAATGTACCGCATCACGAAGATGGGGATGGTCTACATGAAGCCCACGATTTCGTATACAACTAGTTTTCTTTGGTGTGGAACCCAGTGTTTGAATCCACACGAAAGGACGTGCCGAACCTTTCATCCTCAAGGGGACGGATCAGTAAAGATTGAGATGCTTCCGTACCCCAATGTTTTGGATCGGATTGATTCTAAGGAGGAGGTCGTGGTGCAAAAGTATGCAGATGGTTCCTTTTCAGAGAACGATGATCTGTTTACGCCTTCTTCGCCTTCGCAGACGAAAACCACGACGGACAGCACTTCTTCACCTCGGCCAGTGCAACGTTCGCAACCTTCCCGAGTTCGGCCTTCACGAGTTTAACAGCCTCAATGACGTAAGGGAGGGACACGTCACACCACACAACAAGCTGAGTCTTCTGCTCCTCAGACAGGGGAGACTCGCGAATAGCCTTCTTGATCTCATCCACAATGAACTTTGCCTTGTCCTCATCGGAACGGTCGGCGAGGATCTCTACCTCAGCGATCTTCTGAATCACAAACTTCAGGAGATCCGACCGGTTGGCGAAGTCAACCGCCGCCGCCACGACCTCTGTAGCAGCGGAGACGGGGGCGGGGGCAGGAGCAGGAGCAGGAACAGAATCAACAGGTACGGTGGTTTCGGGAGCAGGAGAAGGTACAGGGTCGGACGACATCGTGTTTGTGTTTAATTTTAGGCCTTACAAAACTTTCAATAGAATAACTCATGGAGATCTCTGATATCGTGTATCTCGCATTCGCAACAATCGTGGTCATCGTCATTCTTCATGTGGGAGTGTTCTGGGTATCTCGACTCATTCAGCCGCCGAAGCCTAAGATCGTGTATGTAGACCGTACCCCTACCCAGCCAATTGTTCCTGAGGTAGTATCTGCTCCCATTCTTCATGCACCCTCCGCCCCTCCCCCTCCCATGCAATCTATGGCTCGTGAGACACCCCAGACAATGAGTATCCCGACGTACGACATGCCTCCTCCGATTGTTCAGACGAACAAGCCACAGTCGGTAGCAGCTGCTCCTACTTACGAACTTCCTCCACCAATCGTTCAGTCAAATAAGCCAGAAGCTCAGCTTCCTCCACCGCTAGAGACTCGTAATGTTGATCAGGTAGGATTCACAGGTAAGAAGGGTGCCCCACCGCAGTAGACATTTTCACAGTAGCTACTATACTAGATAAGAATGAACCGTCTGAGGACGCTGTATAAATGGGATACGTCATTCCGTATGACTCGTCAAGGGAAGGTTGGTCAGTATTCCATCAAGGTTCCCCAGGGTGGCGGAATTCCTGGATGGTTATGTCTGACTCGCGACGAACAGTCAAACCCAATTGCTCTTTGGATACCGCGAAAGGAGCAGCCAGTACCCCAGCCTATTCGTGTGGTGTGGGATCACCGGTGTTTTGAGGATACGATTTTGCGAGTCGAGTATACACCTACGCATGTGTACCTAGCAGATGCGTGGATGTTGAATGGAACCTCTTTGTTTATGACGACAACCTTCAGTCAGCGACAGGATATGTTGAAATCGTTGTTGTCTATGTATACACCCTGCCCCGAATTTGAGACCCGTAAAATCCAGCTGCGTGACGATACTATGGACGATATTCGGGGGTACGAGTACTATACAAATACCGAGGCTGAAAAGGGTATTTTTGCAGAATGCAGAAAGGAAGAAAAATTGAAGTACGAGATTGTGGCTACAGATATCCCTGATGTGTACAGGGTTGCTGATGTTGGATACCTCCGCGTTCGAACAATGGCCTTGTCGAAAAAGCTCAGGACATTCGGGAGAGTCTTTGCCCTAGAGTGCGTCCAAAACGATGATGGAACATGGACGCCAATAATAGATTCTCTACCCTCAAATACAAATGGCTCGTAAACACACAAAGAAAGTCGCCGGTCGTCGTCGCCGTCTTCTTACCCTCAAGAAGCGTGGGGGCGGATACGGGTTTGGGGGCTCTGTCCTCTCTGATGTTGGCGGCCCGAATGCGGGCAATGCTCTTTGGGATTCGGATACGAGCAAGGACTGCGGAGTTGCCGGCCGTGGTGGAAACAATACGCTGGCGGGAGGTCGCCGTCGTCGGCATGGTAAGGGCAAGAAGACTGCTGGACGCCGCCGTCGTCACCGCGGAGGTGCACTAGCTCTCCAGCAGCCCCGTACAGGGTACACCTTTAACGGAAGCGGAGTAGCGGGAACGGCCGATACTGTTCCGGTTGGAAGCCCTGTGACCGCTGTTTGATATTAAATATCTTTGAGTGAATTAATGAAGGCGAACGTAGATACAGCCGTAGCAGCTCTACTCTTACTGATATCCATCGTATTCCTTGTTCAACGTCGTGTCGGATACTTAGCTGTATGGCTACTTCTCGTCACGGTGGTTATTGGATATGGAGTTCGGATGCCCCTAACATTGGCCGCGACCCTCGGTATTGCGACGGTTGCCGCTGTTGTTCTTCTATCCGGCCAGGCCCTGCGTGAAGGGTATGAGAACCCCAATGAGTCCAAGGACAAGAAGAAAGAGTCCAAGGACGACAAGAAGGAGGACAAGGAGCCGAAACCTCATTCGTCCTCCAAGAGTGATAAGGTAGAGGATAACAATATAGATGCCCACATTGATGCGGGAACAACTGTATTGCATGCGTTCCAGAAACTGAACCCCGAACAGGTTCTGCAGATGCGTGATGATACAAAGGAGCTGATGGAGACCCAGCAGCAGTTGATGGAGACACTGTCGTCGCTCGGCCCTCAGGTCAAGCAGGGTGCTGAACTGGTGAAGAGTTTCCAGGGAATGTTCGGTGGAAATCTAACAGAGGTCCTGAAGCAGTGAAGCCCCAGCTGCATACTTGAAATACTGATGCCCAGAATCTCGCGATCGGATATCTAGGAGTGGGACCCCGTACGCATGGGTGAGAATTTTCCATACAAGAATCGTTGTGCCGAGATTGTAGTGTTCTACTACCTCGCTCCAACGTTGTATGGCTGATACTAGAACCTGCAGAGAGGACGCAATGTACCAGGCTAGAGTGGTAAACGACATATCATGAGTTCCTCCAAAGTAGGTGTACAGAGTGGGAAAACCAAGATAACACACCCAGAACAGAACATGACCAACCGGCTGAATCAAAATGGTCGCATACGTCATCGCATACTCTAGGAAATTTGAAGACCAGAGTGTCTTCTCGAGTTCCAGATATTTCCAGACAACTGATCCATGATTTGGATGTTCAATCATCCTTCGTAGAGGGCTCGGGCTCATCCTCGGAAGCGGGAGGGTCATCAATTACAATACCGTCTGCAGGAAATTCCTGCGTCTCAAACGTCTTGGGGTTAATGTAGTACCAGGTCTTGCCTTCGGAAGAGGGCATGATGGTGGTGAGAACTTCTGGAGTTACATGGTTGTCGTAGGCGATGAGGCAGTTAAGCTCTTCAGTGCAGTCGGTAAGAGCAGCTGCAGACTCGCCAAACCCGATGTAAAGCCACGGAGGAGGTGGTGCGATAAATAGTTCAGCAAGCTTATATGGTGAACGCCAGTGAATACCATCAACCCAATGAACTGCAATCTTGTGAACCTGATGAAATCCAAGCGTCTTACGAACATCGTGGAGAAGAAACTGCGTCTCACCACGAGTGATATCTAGTTCATGATAGTCTGGAACTGAGATCTTGTACCCATTCTTGTCGTACAAGGACCAAGCCATCGTCTCGTACGTAGGATTACGGCCGTAGACACACACTTCAACCGCGTAGTAAACATTGACGACCGCATGAAGAATCCACGAACCAACCGTCTCAATAGCATCTTCAAAGCGAGGCATTTTTATGTTATATACAACTACGCCGTAAAACCCTCCATCATCGCCCGGTCTAGCTGAAGACCGATCGCAATGGATGTTCCGAGAGCCGTGACGAGGAACGGCATGGCCATCAGGAACCACGCCACAATACCAAGGTTGAGGCGGCACAGGAGATCAAGGATAAAGACTGTTGCACCGCCGAAGACAAGCTTTGTTGCAGCTGTTACGAAGGCAAAATCTGCTATGTCTAGGCCAAGCTGAACAGCAACGAAGAGGGCATAGAGGAGAGCCGGGGGGCACAGGCCATCAATGAATTTCATTTTCGTGCTTTATGTAGTATACATAAAATATGAGCAGCCAGGTAGAGCAGGTGATGTTGTATACGGGAGTAACACAGGAGGAGGCAGAGAAGGCACTGAAACAGTACCCCGACAGTATTATTGACGCGATTGCGTCGCTAACTGTTGTTCCGGCTATTTCGGGGACAAAGCATATTCCGCCGCCGCCCAAGGTTGATGATGGTCACGACGATGCAACCCGTGAGCGAATTCGTCAGGGTCGGATTCTAGCTGATATTCTTACCTTCGCACCGCAAAACGACCTCCGCGGAAAGGCATCGCACTACCCCGTGAAGGTGGAACAAACCGCAACTGAGGAGTGTAAGCAGCCCCCTGCTGTCCAGCCGCCGCCTTCGAGTTCTCAATAGTCACAGCAAATTGAACTGCATACTCTTGGAACTTCCGTTCAATATCATTAAAATCTGCAAAGACATTCATATCATATGTCTTTTGGTATGCACGACGCGATGCTTCAGCATACGTAGAGACATCGTCTAATTGATTGATTGTATCGACCCACTCATCCACATTCAAATTACTAAGAGCATACTGACTATCTCCAATCCATTCCTGCATACCTTCTGTTGTTCCTGATGGACGAGACGTCTGAGGATTTTTATCTGCCGATGGTTTTGTGTAGATTACTGGTATGCCGTTATACATTGCTTCAAACGCAACTCGTCCCCAACTTTCATAAAAAGATGGTACAATGAGGATACGTGTCCGGGCTAGGATTATCCGTATATCATCTTGAAGATTAATCCATTCAATATTTGGGATATTTTCTGGAACATTGATATTATTGTAGTACGGGCGAACACCAAGAAACTTGCGATCTGGAAACCTGCCCGCGAGTTCTATAAAGAGGGGAAGTCCCTTAAGCATGTTCGCATTAATCAACGTAATACAGTTACCTGTAGGAACGGCTCCTCGTTCATTAAACTTGATTTCATTTTCGATCATAGCAGGGCGAATGCTCTCTACGATCTTGAATGTAGGTGAAATAGGAACATTGTTCACAATATAATTCCGAATATGATCAGAGATGATCCATAGAATATCCGTCCACTTCCCTGCACGTGCATATGGAGCAATACTCTGAGTATCTTCTCCGAAATGCATAGTTGTAACTAAAGGCTTCTGAAAACGCTCATTTAGACGACGTACAAGTTTCATAATTGGAAAATGGGGAGTTGACCATACACCTGCACTATTCAGTTCATTTTCGGCGTTTGTATAGTAGACCCAGGGTAAACCACGGTAAACCCCACGTAGAGGATTTCGCCCTCGATTAGCGGTAACAAAGGACACCGTATGACCGCGACGTTGCAACTCTTTTGCTATAGCGACGTCGTGGAAGAAAGCCCCACATGGGTCGGGCATGATTTGTGCAAAAAACACAACTTTCATCTCTTTCTTTAATCAGAGACTGCTTTCTGACGAACAAGACGCGTCGGATCACCTCCGCGAGCCCATGGCTGGACGAAGCTATTCATTGTCTGCATCTCGTCCTTGACCTCCTGAATAAGCGGGTCAAACTGCTGGGGGAAGAACTTATCAGTCACTGTTGAGCACTCCTTACGAGTACGAATAGGGGCACTCTGAATCAGCTGGCTTTCAGTGTCCTTATTTGCCGCCGAAGGACCGCCACCCATATTGGGAGTCGTGGCCCAGGGACGAGCAAATGTCTGCTGGTGTCCCTTGAGACGCTGGGTTCCAGGATCTCCGAGAGCTAAGCGAGAATAGAGGTCTACATCGCATCCACCGGCTGCGGTGTTTCCGAAATTACCCGTGTAATTCATCGTGACGAACGAAGACGCAAAATCTGCAACGCGATCAAAGTCCTGGCATGGCTGAGGGGCAGGGCGAGCAGTAGTCATGTAATAATCCTGCTGAGCCTTATTATCGCGGAAATCGTAGTCCATCTGAGTTACATCCGACTTGTAACGAGTCGGGGCATAAAACCACGAAAGCGGGTTTGATGTCTGAGGCTCCTGGTCGGTCATCTTATTCTTTAAAACGGATAAACTTTCAGGGAGGTAACAGTGAAAAGTAACAGGATGTCCATTCTCATGCCATGCGACTGGGTGGAAGAAGATGAGTACGGAAAGAATTATATTATCAACATTTATGGTCGCACCGATGAGGGAGATACAGCTATGCTTCGGGTGCGCGGGTACAAACCCTACTTCTATGTTGCGTCGGAGTATGATTTCTCCAGCGAAGATCATGGAATCTCAAGCTTGAAGGTCACACATCTTGAGAAGTTCGATGTGTTCGCCGGATACAACGGGTACCTTCCTACAAAGGTTCAGAAGGTGGAGGTGGAGTCACTCAAGGATTTCAGGACGGCTACGAAGTATGCGAAGGAAGCGAAGGAAGATGGTAAACTCATCTATACTGTCTACGAAGCCAATCTCCCTCCACTCCTACGATTCTACCATGACCGGGAGATTCTCCCTGCTTCGCCGGTAGCGTTTGTGGCTGGACCAAAAATCAAGGGGATGGAGAAGGCGTGGTATGTAGATCTTGTAAACATCAAGAGCAAGTCGAGTGCCGATACTCCTCTCAAGATCGCAGCATACGATATTGAGTGTACATCAGAGAGCGGGAACTTTCCTATTCCTGAAAAGGATCCAGTGATCCAGATCGGGATTACCATTCGTTGGTCCAACAATATGATGATGAACGTAGCACGCAAGGTGTTTGTCTATGGAACGGTCAGTCCTTCTGATGATAAGTCGGTGATCTTCCAGGGCTATCCAACAGAGGGTGATATGATTGAAGCCTTTATGGAGTATGTACAGGATGCAAATCCCGATGTGATTTGCGGATACAATACGTATGGCTTTGACGATCGGTTCTTGGCGGAACGGGCAATTCGAAATGGGCTGACTCCTAATTTCGGTCGCGGAACCTTCTGGGGGAGGGAGTCTACCGAAGAAGAGAAACGAAAGAAGTACCTTCAGAAGAAGACATTTGAGTTGGCGTCGGGGAAGTATGAGGTTGAGTACCTTAAGACACAGGGACGACTCACGATTGATCTTCTCCTGAACATGCGTCGTGAACATACGCTAGACTCCTACAAACTAGATAATGTTGCATCCGTGTTCCTCCGCGATAAGGTCTTGAAGTTTGAGGGAACAGTAGTTCATACCAAAACTACTCGTGGTCTGAATGCGGGGAACTACGTTCGCTTTGATCTAGTGGGAAATACTGTGAATCCGTACCAGGAAGGTCGTAAATTCCTCGTCAAGAGCACAACATCCAAGACATTCACTATTGACGAATCGGAACTGTTCTCGGATCTAACGGACGATGAAAAGAAGATGCTTGAATGGTCGTTCACTAAGGATGATCTTCATCATCTGGAACTATTTGCGAAACATAAGGGAAGTGCCGCTGATCGGGCAGTCATTGCTAAGTACTGTATTCAGGACTGTGATCTTGTTCTGACGCTGATGGCGAAATTGGATACGTTTGTGAATGCACGAGGTATGGCGGATGTATGCTTCGTGCCTCTCCAGTACCTCTTCTTGCGGGGACAGGGAATCAAGATCTTCTCACGCGTGGCGTACGAGGCGTCCAAGCGTAACCAAATTATTCTGACGCAGGAGGCACTAGGAGGTGAAGGAATTGGGTATGAAGGAGCTATTGTCATCTCGCCAAAGATCGGGATGTATCTAGACACGCCGATTGCTGTTCTAGACTTTAACAGTCTGTACCCATCCTCCATGATTGGGGAAAACCTGTCCCCCGATACATTCCTATTCAAGAAGGTCTATAGCAATACTGGAAGACTAATACCAGAAAAAACTGAAGGTGTGTCGGCGGACAAGCTGAAGGGCATTTCCGGGTACCGCGAAATCTCGTATGATGAGGATGGGAACAAGTGCGTGTGTGCGTACATGCAACCCACGCCTGATCAACCCTTGTCGTTCGGGCTGATTCCGATGGCTCTTCAAATCATGTTGAAGAAGCGAAAGGAGGCAAGAAAGAAGATGGAAGATCCAGCACTGGACGACGCCCAGAAATCGGTGTACAACGGTCTTCAACTGGCGTACAAGGTGGTCGCAAACTCCATTTATGGTCAGCTGGGGTCACGGACATCGCCGATTCGCAAGATGTGTGTGGCTGCATGCACAACAGCTGTGGGGCGGCGTTCTCTTCTCTTCGCCAAGTCCACAGTGGAAGCTGACGGAGCCGAGGTAGTGTATGGCGACACAGATTCTATCTTTGTGAAGTTTCCCGGAAAGGATCTGGTGGGTGCGATCAAAGCAGGTCAGGATGCAGCTGCGAAGATTACGAAGGGCTGTCCACATTCGGCATTTGTGATCGGGTACGAAAAGACGTTCTATCCGTTCATTCTATTCTGTCGCAAGCGATACGTTGGGATGAAGTATGAGGAAGATCCTACGAAGTGCAAGCGTGCCTCCATGGGTATTGTCTTGAAGCGACGAGACAATGCCCCCATAGTCAAGGATGTGTACGGCGGTGCCCTGGATATTATTCTGGAAGACAAGGATGTTCGAAAGGCAGCCGACTTCGTCAAGACGATGTTGATGAAAGTCTTGAAGTCGGAGTTGCCGATTGAGAAGTTCGCAGTGACGAAGCAGCTTCGTGATGATTACAAGGCGATGGCCAAAGGGTATGATGGTTCCGCAACAGTGCCTGCCCACCGGATTCTCGCTGACCGTATGACCAAGCGTGATCCGGGAAATGCTCCATCGGTCGGCGAGCGCCTACAGTACGTTTACATTCAGACCGACAAGAAGCTCCAGGCGGACAAGATCGAGACAATTGAGTTTATGCAGAAGAACAAACTGAAGCTGGATTCGCAGTTCTATATTACGAACCAGATACAGAACCCGGTAGCTCAGCTGTTCGCTCTCTGTATTGAAAGTCTGGATGGGTACCGCGAGCCTCGTCCATCGTATTCTAAAATGCTGGAGGAGTCAATGGAGGATGGTACGGATTTGGAGGAAGCGACACTAGGTGTTCTGAAGCACAAGGAAAAGCAGTTGGATTCCCTACTGTTTCTCAAGGCGGGTTACTTGCAGGATATATATCAGGAAAGGAAGGGTCAGAAAACTATAACATCAATGTTCAAGAAGTAAGAAAGGTTTAAAAACAAGTAGATTCAACATACAAGATGAATAATCATCATAATATCCGGGATTATCAACTGGATGTTCTTTCTGACCTAACATTTTCACGTGCCTCATTTTTTCGTCGCCATTCGGGTATCCCTCTTCACCTGATCCGCATGTATCTCAACAACGAGACGCAGATGATGAATCTTCTTGATCGTCTGTCTCGCCCTCCGCTGCAGCCACAGCCCCTTCCGCCGATTCAGACTACATCGCTTGATATTCCGATCAACCTTATTCAGCTACTTTTTGGGTCAAATGCAACTGTGGGTCTTGGGCAGGGACAGGGCATTCAGAATCAGTTCTGGGACGCTGTGACGATCGGTCTGACTCCCCAGCAGTTTGCAGCAGCTACTCGAGAGTATCAGAACACGGATCTGGCAGAGGAGGATCAGTGCTGTATTTGCCAAGAGAGTATTTCCACAGAAGCTTCTGTCGATACTCTATGCCCTGGTCCTGCACTAGGCGACGGGGTGACCGTCACAAACCACCATAGTCTACATCGCCGATGTGCGACTGCATGGTTTGCGATTAGTACGAAGTGTCCAGTGTGTCGGGCAGATTTACGAACACTGAACCCAACTAATACAAATGCAGGAACAACCGCCAACGCCAACGCCAGTGCCCCTGGCGGAGAACCCGATCCTTCAGCCTCTGGTGGTGGTGTGCACCCCGACGTACAATCGTAGGTTCTGCCTTGATTTTTCCGTAGAGTGTTTCAAGCGTCAGACATACCCCAATCTCCACTGGGTCATCATTGATAACTCGGACGATCCCGAGAAGGATTGGTCACCTATCCAGGAGAAGGAAGGAATCAAGGTTACGTATTACCATATCAAGACCCGCAAGCCAGTAGGATTTCTTCGTAATGTCTGTCTCAAAGAGGCACTGAAGCTCTCTCCCGAATTCATTGCTTTCTGGGATGATGATGACTACTACATGCCCCAGCGTATCAAGGTATCTGTAGAAGCCCTGCAGAAGAGTCCTCAGCACGATATCATTGGGTGTGCGGTCATGACTGTATTCCTGACCCGCGAGAATGTCCTAATGGATGTTGGTCCGTACGGACACAATCATGCAACGGCCGCTACGTACTTGTTTCGTGCGAAGTGTGCCGAGACCCGGTATTTCCTGGACACGGCAAATAAGGCTGAGGAGGGAACATTTACCCGCGACTGGACTCTGGAAATGATCATGCTTCCAGCAACTGATATTCTGCTTGTTCTTGGTCATGGTTTCAATACCGTGAACAAGAGCGAGATTTTTGAAGATCAGCGTAAGTTTGGCGGTCGTATTCACAATGCCGATAACGCCAAGAACCTTGTGCGGTTTCAGTGGGTCAAAGATCCCAGTATGTGGGCGATACTCCGTAAAACGTTTCTTGATGCTTGAACAGATCGGCAATCGTATCTCCAGTCAGAGGAATCTGCTGCAGAGTATCTGACTGCCCGTACTGAAATCTATTCATAAGCCGTCGCACATCGTGTTGACATTCTTTCACAATTTTCTGGAACTCTGCAAACTCCATGGGAGCATGGGCCTGCAGGTTTTCATAAATGTCTCGGGCGTTCAAGGGCATGCATCTGTGCAGGGTAATGTGTTCGGGAGCACGTTTAAAGATCACAGGAATCTCATTGGATGTACAAATAATTGGAACAACACGTTTGGGATCTCGAATCCATTCCAGAACTTTTCGCTGAGCGTGTGGATCGCTTCCGTCAATCTCGTCGAGAATCACACAGGTCTTGCGAGGTTTGGCGTATTTGAGAATTGAAGTAAACGACACTGGAGCCATACACGAATCGCGGAGAGATGTTACATCTTCATGGGATCGTAGAGATCTAGATGCGTTAATTTCCAGGGGTTCATATTCAAATGTTCGAGCAGCAGCTAGAGCCATCGTCGTTTTTCCAATACCTGGAGACCCAGAAATCAGAACACTTCGTCCTCTGGGATTTTCTTCCAAATAGGTTTGAAGAATAGATTTGGCTTCAGTGTGTCCAATAATATCATTAAATGTTTGAGGCCTATATGTTTCTGATAACATTGTGTAGTTCTTATACCTCTACTTACAAAGTCCTTTCCAGGTTGTACCACACGAACGTGCGATATCGCACTCCTGACCTTTGTATCGCTCTGGATCAAATGGTTTGCACTTTGTATGATACGAAGGATGGCATTCTCCGCACTTGAATATCCATAAATCAGGACAGCAATTCACGGGTCCTGCAGGCTTTGTAATAATAATTGTAGGATTGGCGAGATTCAAGTACCCCCAGACAAACAGGGCAAAAACACCAATCGTTACAAGTATAATTACGGCATCTTTTCCGTAGGTCGTAAAGAACTCAGACATTCTTCTTCTATTTAATTACAAGAGTATAATGAGCGTCGGAGCAGCTCGACACGTCTGCAACACCTACTATACAACCACATTGAATCCAATAGTCCAGCATCACGTTGACTCGTACAATGATTTTGTAGAGCGGCGTATTCCCGTATTTCTGAAAGCGTCGAACCCTATCAACCTTGTTCTGGGCGACGAAAGGGCTATTCGCGTCTACATCGGGGGCAAAGACGGTAAAGCTCTGGGATACCGTCCACCGCTAGATAACTTGGAGGCGGCGTTGATGCCGAATACATGTCGGGTAGAAAACAAGACATACTATCTTGACTGTATTGGCGATATAGAGGTTGAGTATGCGGTGGGAGCAGACGTAGAGACAGCGAAGTTTGAGAAGGTTCTCCTAGCCCGCATGCCTCTTATGCTGAGGTCAAAATTCTGTCATCTGTCGGCTCTCACTCCTCCCCAGGCCTACGAACAGGGAGAGGACTACAACGAGCTGGGTGGCTATTTTGTTGTTGATGGCGGCGAGCGAGTTCTTCTGACTCAGGAGCGGCTCGGAAACAATATTTACTACTCATCTCGTCGCAAGATTGTCTCGGCACCCACCGACGAAGAGCAAGTGGGTGGAAAGACGGAGGAAAAGGGAGAGGAGTACGAATACATCGCCGGTCTCCGGAGTGTATCGGAAGATGGAACACGTGGACCCTACTCACATTTCTTAGTGATTCCTCCCGCGAAACGCGAGATGTCTCTGGCGGAAATTGGACAGCGGAAGGGAACACAGATGGAGATTAAAGATTATGGGACCACTCGTATCCGTGGAATGCCTGTGATCACCCTTCCAGGATTTTCCATTCCCGTTCCTGTTCTGAGCGTCTTTCACATGCTAGGTGTTACCACAGACAAGGATTTATATGATGTCCTCCTTGCAGGTATTCCCTACGAAGATCGCTCAGTATACGATGATCTCTTCCTCCAGTTTGTACTTGGACACAAACCTGAGAAGTCAGATCTAGAAACCCTGAAAGTTGCGACAAAAACACGTAGCGAAGAAGAAGTGTTTTTCAATCTGCAGGGTATGCTGCTTCCTCATGTAGAAGCAGATGCATCGGATGATACAGGTACACTCTTCCGTCGGAAAGCTTATAGTCTTGGATACCTGTTCCGTATCTGTATGGATGTTGCCCTCGGAATCAAGAACCCTTCGGATCGCGACCATTTCCGCTTCAAGCGGTTTGACGTGTCCGGCGATCTCTGTTTCCAGGAGTTCAAGCGGATCTACAAGGATATGGCCAAAGATATGAAACTCAAGATGGATACCCGTATTCACTACGAGGAACGAGTATACGCCGGCAAGGGCATTACCACGCTTCTTCAGCGTGAGAACCTTGGATTTTACTGGCGTGCCTACGAATTCAATAACCAGTTTTCTAAATCGTTCAAGAGCACGTGGGGTGGGAAGAACGGTATTTCTCAGATTCTGAATCGCTTTTCTACTCTCGGCACGGTATCCATTCTACGCCGTTCCAATCTCCAGATGGACCCATCCGTCAAAGCTCTGGGAGCTCGGCGGCTGCACGGAAGTTCGTTTGGTCTTACTTGCCCGTCGGATGTCCCCGACGGTCGTGATGTCGGTATGAAAAAGCACCTCTCACTTCTGGCTGTGGTTTCAACCCAAACTCCATCGGCAGACATCAAGAAGATTCTAGCAGCACATTCAGGGTTCCGAAAAGTCTCGGAGGTCCACCCTTCTACTTGGAATCCTTCGTGGACGCGAGTCGTTGTGAACGGAGATATCTACGGAATTATTGACGACAAAACGTCGGTGGTTTACGGAAAACTGATTGAACACCGCCGATCAAACCCTGGCTTCATATCCGTAGCCTGGAATCGTACAGACAACGAACTCATTCTTTCATCTGATGCTGGGCGTCCTTCCCGCCCTGTCTACCGTCCCGGAACAACGGCGGATGAGGTCCTCTCCAAGAAGACATGGACCGATATGAATTCTCTCTTTGATTACGTAGATGCCGATGAAGCAGATACTATACGTATTGCGATGACCCCAATGTCCAAAACCCTCCCATCCGAAATTCATGGAGTATTCATGCTCTCCCCTCTTTCAGCCGTCATACCGTTTGCTGATCACAACCCCTCTCCACGTGTAGCCTTTTCGTGTGCCCAGAGTCGTGCAGGAGCATCGTGGTATCACTCTAATTTCAACAAGCGGTTTGATACTATTACTCTCATTCTGAATTCTCCGAAACGGCCTATTTGCGAGACTTGGCTGTACCCTCACATTCTTGGACGCGGAGGATGTTTGCCGTACGGTGATAACGTCATTGTGGCTATCTCTACGTACGGAGGATACAACCAAGAAGATTCTGTTATTCTGAATGCAGACTCTATGAAGCGTGGAATGTTTGGGACCACATACTTCCACTCGTACACGATCACCGAAGAGATGATCAATGAGACTATGAAGACGCACACCGAGTTTGGGAATCCGGTATCCAAAGACTTGAAACTCAAAGCAGATAAAGACTATTCCAAACTGGACGAGAATGGGATTATTCGGCTGGGGTCGGACGTTGATGAAAACACAGTGCTAGTAGGTATTCTGTCCGGAACTTCCGATGCTTCGGAACTTCCCAAACGTGGTCAGCGGGGACGGGTTGACGGAATTCAGTTTTTTGATATGGCGGTAGGATTTGGGAAGGAAAAGACAGTTCTGCGTGGCGTGAAAATCAGGATTGCCGAAATGCGTACCCCTATTCTTGGCGACAAGTTTAGTTCTCGGGCAGGTCAGAAGGGAACGGTGGGTATGATTCTACCGGAGTCTGATATGCCGTTTACCGCGAAAGGACTGCGTCCTGATCTGATTCTGAACCCTCACGCTATTCCCAGTCGCATGACGACAGGTCAAATGTTAGAATCCATGTCTGCCCGCATCGGAATTACACTGGGCACGATGATTGATGCAACTCCCTTTTCTGCTCAGAATCAGTCGGAGGAATATCGCGAACTTCTTCGTAAGATTGGTCTGGAACCCAACGGATCGGAAATCATGTACAACGGCATGACGGGAGAACAGATGGAGATGGAAATCTTTGTGGGTCCAACGTACTACCTCCGTTCCAAATTAATGGTAGAGGATAAGATCAATTACCGCGATACGGGTGCGAAAACGCTCCTCACTCACCAGCCCCTAGAAGGACGGTCGGCAGGGGGCGGCCTGCGTATCGGTGAAATGGAACGTGATGCTCTGATTGCCCACGGTGTTTCAGGGTTCATTGAAGAGTCATTTATGTTGCGTTCTGACGAGTCTGAAGTTCTTTACCAGCCCTCCACCGGACTCCTAGACACTACAGGTGAAGGACCAACTGAAACTTTACGTATGCCTTACGCTATGAACCTGTTTGTAAAAGAATTAGAGTCAATGCATATTCGCACAAATATTATGGGCATTTAAGAGTATGACGAGTGATATAGGTAAGAAGATGTACGTGACCAAGCGTGACGGACGGCGTGAAGAGGTCTCTTTTGATAAGGTCCTCCATCGCATCCAGACTCTAGCGGTTGGTCTCGAGCATGTAAACCCTGTATTGGTCGCACAGAAGGTCTGTTCCCAAATTCATGACGGGATTCAGACGGCTGAGCTAGATGATTTTGCTGCCGAGACAGCTGCTATGATGGTGGGTCGTGCTCACCCTAATTACGGTAAGTTGGCTGCATGTATTGCGATTGATAACCACCATAAGAATACTCCTGCTACATTCCAGGAGTGTGCCGAGATGCTCTGTGCCCAGGGAATTGTCTCCCAGAAGATCTGCGAGGTTTCCCGTATGCAGGGGATCCAGGAGATGATCGATTACAATCGTGACTTTGAGTTGTTTGATTACTTTGGATTCAAAACGTTGGAAAAGAGTTATCTTCAGAAAGTGGGTGGTAAAGTGGTGGAACGCCCTCAACATATGTGGATGCGGGTGGCAGTAGAAATTCACACGGACGAGTTTGCGACAGAGCATTATGGGTATCCTGTTCAGTACGTTCCCAATATGCGACGCATTGCTGAAACGTATGATGCTCTCTCCAAGGGGTACTTCATTCATGCGACTCCCACGCTCTTCAATGCGGGTACCAACCATACTCAGCTATCCTCGTGTTTCCTGCTGGACATGGAAGAGGATTCTATTCGGGGGATTTACAAGACGCTGGGAGATTGTGCCCAGATTTCCAAGTGGGCAGGCGGCGTAGGTCTGGCGATCCATAAGATCCGTGCTAAGAATTCCCGTATCAACGGGACAAACGGAGCATCCACGGGCATTGTTCCCATGCTTAAGGTGTATAACGACACAGCTCGCTACGTCAACCAGGGCGGGAAGCGTAATGGTTCGTTCGCCGTCTATCTGGAGCCGTGGCATGCAGACATTGAAGATTTTCTACGCCTGAAGCTGAATACGGGTGCCGAAGAGGACCGGGCACGTGATCTCTTTTATGGTCTTTGGATCCCTGACGAGTTCATGCAGCGTGTGAAGGAGGGCAAAGACTGGACGCTGATGTGCCCTAACGAGTGCCCTGGTCTAGCAGATGTACACAGTGAAGAGTTTACAGCCTTGTATCGCAAGTATGAGACCGAGGGCAAGGGTCGGAAGACGGTTCCTGCCCAGAAGTTGTGGCAGATGATCTTGGACGCCCAAATTCAGACGGGGACACCGTACTTGTGCTACAAGGATGCGGCCAACGGAAAGTCTAATCAGAAGAATCTGGGAACCATCAAGTCCAGTAATCTGTGCTCCGAGATTATGGAGTACACGGATTTCAACGAGACCGCAGTATGCAACCTGGGCAGCATTTCCCTCACCAAGTTTGTCCGAGAGGATCGGACGTACGATTATGAAGCTCTCCGGCATTACACCGCTATTCTGGCTCGGAATCTGGACATTGTGATTGATCGTAATTACTACCCTACTCCCGAATGCAAGACCTCCAATATGCGCAATCGCCCTATCGGTATTGGTGTACAGGGTCTAGCGGATATCTTTGCAAAGATGAAGATCACGTGGGGTTCTCCCGAGGCTGCAGATGTAAACCGCCGTATCTTTGAGCATATTTACTATGCATCTGTCCACACATCCTACAATATCGCAGTCGACAAGGGATCCTATCCGTCGTTTGCAGGGTCGCCTGCCTCTCAGGGTGTTCTCCAGCCCGATCTGTGGCGTGTGAATCCCTTGTCCGCCGATCTTGACTGGCCGGGTCTTCGCCAGAAGGTGAAGAAGGGTCTGCGCAACTCTCTTTCCATTGCCCTCATGCCCACTGCGTCTACGTCTCAGATTCTGGGGAATAACGAGTGCTTTGAACCCTTTACCAGCAATCTGTATGTCCGCCACGTCTTGGCGGGTGATTTCATTGTGATCAACAAGTACCTCATTTCCGAACTAGTCGATCTTGGTATCTGGACGCCAGAGTTGCGTACAGCCATCATTGCGAATAACGGCAGTGTCCAAAATGTCATTGGAATTCCGATCTCTGTTCAAGAGCGGTACCGTACGGCATGGGAGATTCCGATGAAGACGATTATCGACCTCTCTGCCGACCGTGCCCCGTTCGTGTGCCAGTCACAGTCGTTGAACCTGTTTGTGGCTGATCCGTCGTATGCACGCATTTCCAGTATGCATATGTACGCCTGGCAGAAGGGACTGAAGACGGGGTGTTACTATCTTCGCACCAAGGCGGTCGCGTCAGCCCAAAAATTTACGGTGGAACCTGAGGCTCGTTCCCAGCCCGCCGATTGTCTCACCTGCTCTGCGTAAAATATTCTATCTATTCAAGTATAAACAAAATGAGCGGAACATGGTCATCGTCTGCTGCCCTACCCCTCGGTGCTGCCACTGGCGGTCGCCGCCGCAAGACCGCGAAGGTTGCCGGCCGCCGCCACAAGAAGGGCGGTGATGTCGCCCCTGCCGCCGCTGCCGTTGATGCTGCTACGGAGGAGGCCAAGGCCGCCGCTGCCCCCGCCGTAATGGGTGGCCGCCGCAAGGGTCTGACGCGCAAGGCGAAGAGCGCGAAGAAGGCCGCTGCTGCGTTCAAGAAGCTGTCGAAGAAGTTGATGAAGCTGAAGAAGAAGATGGCGTAAAGACTTACTTACATCATTTTTTAGGTAGAGCAAATGTTCTACCGCTAAAAATGTCGGTTACGATTGTTGTTGTTTGAGACGCTCGCCGATCTTGGAGAGCATTGTGAAAAGATCCTCGGTAAATCCGAAATGGCATCCATTGGGTTCAGTTCCTTTCGGCACTCTGCGGCTAGAGGTGGTTTTCGGATGAACCAAACTCACAATGATTTCCTGAGGCGAAAGTTCCATGCACTGCGACTCCCGTCCCTTAATGAATAAATCACCCTCAGCAATCTTGACATCTTCCGGGAACCCCTTTTCTTCCCAGAACTTTTTAGTATAACACATCGTTGCTTCTGATACCCGCATAGACTGCGGCAGACGCATCGGTGGAACGTTCACAAACGATGTATAGTTCGCAATATCGTAAGACGGTAGAGTTGTGCAGAACGCCGCCTGCTTTTTGGCACGCAACATCATAGAGACTCGGAACAGAATACTGTTGGGAGGATAGATATCGTCATCGTCCATGTGAACAATGATACCGTGTTTTGCGATCTGGGCACCTAGATTACGCTTATACGCAATTGTCTTTCCATCTGTCATGAGAACGTGACGGGCATAGGGAATATGTTTCACAAACTCATCGCACGTATCCTTGCCGTCATCCAGAATGATCCACTCTAACTTCTCCTTTGGGTAGCACTGGGAGTCCACACATCCCGCACATATTTCAATGAATTCAGGGCGATTACGGGTAGGTGTGACTATTGTAACTCCAGGTAGATCCTCTTCGGGAATCGCTGACTTATCGATCGAAAACTCCTCTTCCGTAGAATACGTCTTTAGGAACTCCTGTGTCGCTTTCACCCATGAATCATGACGTTCTACAAAATGTGCATGATTGGATTTACCAATGAGCTTGCGGGTCTTGAACTGTAAAGCCGAATACGTCTCCAGAGCCTTCACACACGCATCAACTGTTGAACGCAGAATAACGCCCATACATTCCGGATGAGGGACCGACTCTGGCTTTTCTTCTACTGCCCAAATAGCCTTGTATCCAAACTCCTTGAACGGTTCAATTTCGTTCAGGAGTAGCACAGCACCGCTAGAGGCCGCCTCGTTCACAGCATGTCCAAACCCTTCTGCTCCCGACAGGCAGATGGAGAGACCACACTCGTCCACCAGCTCATCGTATGCCGTCTGCTTGAGTGTCTCAGAATGTAGAATCACCGTATCTTTGAGTGTATCAGGAAGAGTTACGCTCATACGAGTTCCATCATAAATCACATGAAGTTCGGGAACCTTGATTCCCTGCTCAATTGCCTTGACGTAAGCGTCCACAATCAACTGGGGATGACGGTAAATGTTCTTTCCCGCGAGGTAAAGAGCCTTGTGGAAGTTCTTCTTGTCGGAGGGACGTTTCGCAATGGATGTCCATCCAATGTACTTCACGTTCGGATGGTGCTCCTTAAAGATTTCCACAGCCTCGTGTGTTTTGCACCAAATCTCATCAATGGCATGAAAGTAGGGAATCCATGACTTATATGTCCACTCGGGATTCGGGAGAAAGATGTTCTTTTTTGCGTAGGTGAATAGCGAAGGATTCAGAACTTCCACAAACACATTGTATTCCGCCTCTAGACATTCGGGCTGGGCAATCAGAATACGTCGAAACACCGCCTTCTCATCCACTGAGGCCCAAATACCCTGGAGAATATCGACGTCCTGGGCAAGTCCAGTCTGATTACGGTGGGTAGAAACGAGATTGACTCGCATTATCTCTTAGTGTTTCCGCTGCTTAAATGTTCCTCGTATTTGACGAGGGATGCGGCGTGCAGTCTTTGCACGAAGATTCATGATGGTTAAATACTGTGACCGCGACGGCTTTCCTTTTACACACGGATGAAGTACGATAGGGCGATCAAAGAACCATTCTGTATTCTGCTCTGTCCATGACCAGAATTCAGTATCCTCGAGTTCACGTGCTTCTCCAAGTTTATCAATCACTTTGTCTGTGAACTCTATGCACTGTGTCTTGGTTCCAGCAAACCCATAGGCTATATCAAACAACTCAGAACAGTACTGACCAAAAAAGGGTTCAACCTGACGGGTCGCAGGGTTCCACACAATCTGCTCGCAGGGGCGAAACGAGTCCCACGCAGAATCCCATACGAGAAGCCTGCGTTGATCTTTGGCATAAATGCGGTCTTGAAATTTTATTAGATCGGTCATATTACTACGATACAATCTAAAAGAATAAGTTGAATTCCGCGGATATCACATAATAAACCCTTTGAACTCGGCACTCTTTGTTCCAACAATATGAGGATTGATGGGGCGGCTAATTTGTTCAGGGTACTCCAGAAGTTTGTTGCGGTTGTAGAGGTACATATTGATGGCTCCAAGAATATCATCTACACAGAAGGCGAGAACACGCTCATTCAAATCCTCCAGTTCCTTCCGCTCCTGGCCGGGAACATTCGCCGAGTACTGAAGGTAGTACGAACGCATGATGGTTTTGAGATCGTCAGGACGCTGAGGATCAATCGTGTGTTTCTTGTCGCTCTTCAGCCAGACGCGGTAACGAATCTCGTCCTGGAGATGTTTGATATTTGCCTCTGAGAAGAATGCCTGGTTGACTGGGGTCGCACTGTGAATACGAATGGTGGCCTGCTGCTGGAACGTTGAACCGTACGCTAACTTGGGGCTTTCGTAATGTGTCGAAAAGAGACGAAATGCCTGCGTCGCCTTTGTCTCCTCGTCGGCGAGATTCGGAACGAACCCAGTGTGCTTAGGGGCACCAGGAATCGCTGAATCAATGTAGTAACGATTAATATCATCTCCCTTGGTCGGGTAGAGTTCCCCGTAATGCTGTTGGGCAGCCATTCTTATTATTACTAGTTCGGGATGATTTTCTTGATATTTGTCGGATTTGGTTCCAAGGTGGTGACCTCCAAGACAAACGTTGCCTGTGTATTCAAATTCATCATTGGAATGGGGTAGTCGATAGAGAATGTACGTCTATTCATAAACTCAAGACCAGACTGCGTAACACCCGAATATTGGAGGAAGGATATTTGGGATACAGACTGTAAAACTGAACAAATTGTCGCAACCGCATTGGACATTCCAGCATACCCAGATAACAATTTGGGAACAGCAGTAAAGGATGTTCCGACATCACTGAAGGGAAAGGTGAACGAGGGCTTGAAATCGTTTGAGCTGATTCCGGTGATAAGAAAATTATTGGACATAAGTTGTGCTAGGGCCGACAGCTGTGGTATACACGATACGTCAGAAGCGAACTGAGTCAGAATCGGTGAATAAAACTTTATCTCATCTCCCACCCGAATATCAGTTTTCAAGAATGCATTGGAGTCCGTGAGTCCTCCCGAAACCGTTGTGGTATTCTGTGTTACAAAAAGCTGAACACTACCAATGATTGATGTATCAAATTTCATAGCAACAACATTCAGCCTATCTACCTGCGAAAATGGTATTCCTGCATTGTTGTACACTTGAATATTTGCGTTCGACATTCGAGCGAGCGGTGGATCAAACGTATATGATTCATCTCCCAGCGGATAGTAATCAGAAAACTGAGAAGGAAGCACACTTCCGCCCTCGTACATATTGCGTGTATTCTGGGTAAGAACTGAAAAAGAATTCTGAACAATTTGTGATCCTCCGTAATAATTCCCCTTAATATTCTGAATCGTCATGAGTACATAGGGCTGCATATGGAAGGCGTTTGGATACGCAATACCCCCTGTGAATGCTGTAGCTTGATACGGCTGTGTTCCGCGTACAGGCATAACCGCACGGAGTAGCTTTATATCCGTCACATTGGAGAGAGCAAGCTGGGTTGAGAAAATATAGTCGTTGACTCCATATCGTGAAGCCTGCCTATCTATTCCAATCTGGGCACCTGCTGTGAGTTCAGGATTATGGGTTGGGTAGTAGAAGATTGTTAGGCCAGCACTACCATACGGAATAGGATCTGGAAAATGAAGAGCCTCGCCATTGAGTGTTACAATAGACCATCCATAAGTAGGAGTTACGAGTCCTTGATCTATTGTACTGAAATAGGAAGGGATCTTATCGGAAGGACCAAACCGGATAGGTGTAATATTTGCGATAGTTTGCTGCTGCTTTCCAGCCTGAATTCTTAGAGCACTTCGCGGAGTCTGATAGGCTGCGAGGGGGACTGTAGGATTATTGAAATAATAGGGAACCTGTGGTCCAATGTTTGACATCGGAAGCTGAGTTCCAAACGAAAAAACGTTTGAGTATGCATCTGGCTGGAGAGTCCAGTCCCGCTGAGCAGTATCAATGATAACCATTCGTCTTCGTGTCACCATGTCTGGAGGCTGCTGAACTGGAAGACTCAGCGTATCCATCGTTTCGGGTGCATCCGTAAGTTCCTGAATTGTGGGTTGTAGACTGTTTAACGTTGCTGTAGGTTGAACATTATTCGCAGGGTCTATCTGCAGTCCTGGATTCGCAGTATTCATCAACGCAATTCGCGGATCAAAATCATACTCATTTCGTGCTTCGGCATCTGCGTTAGCGAGAAGAGATCTATAATTAAAAGCAGCATCCGCCATTCTTATCCTTTTAGACGATGAGATTCTCTAAATCTGCGATCCAGAACTGAGAGGGTGTTGTTCCCTCGATCTCAGCAATCCGTGCACGCAGGCGGGCCAGCTCGGCCTCGTGCTTCGCGATATTCTCAAGCGTCATACTGCTGATCGGCAGTTTCAGCAGGTCAGGGATATCCGTCAGCTCGTGCGTCTCCAGAATCCGGACACACTCGGCATGCGGCTTCTTGCGGAGATCAATCACGTGATTGCACATCAGGGTCAGGAACTTGACGACGCTCGTATGCCACGGCAGCTTCGCACGCAGCTCCCGAAGCATAGATTCCTTGCGTACACCGTACAGGGCCAGACGAGTATGCGCATACTCCTCCAGAATCTCGTTCATCGTCGTGTACTTGGTGATGTTACCCCGTGAATTGAAGGCGTGCATATTCGTGGTCTTGATCTTGCTGATCAGACCCAGCTTCTTTGCCGCCTCTGCAATCGGCATATCGTCCTTGAGCACAATCTCAAAGTTCACGTCCATGTCCGTCGACGTGTCCGTGTAATCCTTGACGAAATCCTTCTTCTCACACAGAGAGTCCAGATACTCCTTGAAATCCGACGTCCAGTACTCAATCGGCAGGTCCTGGACTGAAATTGTCTTTGTCTTAGCATTGTACGAATACTTACCGTTGATCTCGTACCCGTCCGTGCACGGCATGATCGTGCCCCTGAACCCGCGGTACCACGGAGGCAGATCCACCTTCTTCAGAATCTCTTTGTCCTCGCCCTTCAGCCAGCGAAGCAGCGTGTTCTTCAGCGCCACGGGATTGTACGATGGGATGAAGGTCGAGTACCCCGTACCAATACCGCGAGCACCGTTCACCAGCAGCATCGGCAGCACGGGCGCATACCACTCAGGCTCCACCGACAGCCCGTCGTCGTCCCGATACTTCAGGCACGGTAGGTCGTCGGCGGGAACCAGATCTTTCATGAACGGCTGGAGGTACGTGAAGATGTATCGGGAGGCGGCCGAATCCTTTCCACCCTGGAGTCGCGTACCGAACTGGCCCTTGGGGACCAGCCACGGCAGGTTGTTGGAGCCCACGAAATCTTGGGCCATGCCGATAATCGTTTCATTCAGCGACATCTCGCCGTGATGGTAGCCAGCATGCTCCGAGACATACCCCGCTAGCTGTGCAACCTTGACTTTGGACGTGAGATTACGCTTGAGGCAGCCAAACAGAATCTTACGCTGCGATGTCTTGAGCCCGTCCATCATGCTGGGGATGGACCGTTCCAGATTGTAGTGACTGAAGTGAATCAGATCACGGTTCACGAACTCCGCATACGCCAGCGTCTTGTCCGCCCGCGGAATCACGATATCTTCCGCACGATGTCCCTGCAGCCACGTCTTGCGATCGTCCGCCCGAGCCTTGTTGAACGCCAGATCAATTGCCGCTGAATCGGCATCGGCCGTGTAGCGAAACTGCGTCACATTCATCTCCTTGAAATACTCCTGGGCCTCCTCGCGCGTCGAAGTGCCCAGACCCTTGTAATACTGGATCGCCCAGCCACGACCCGCCTCACCCGATGTCTTCCACTGGTCGTAGTCAAACTGCGTGTAGAAGATGCGCGTCTCCTTGCCCTTGGTCGCCTTCACAATGGGCGTGGCCATGTACGTCAGAAACCCAGGGATCTTGAACAGCTCCGTCCACAGCTCGTGGAACAGATTGATCAGAAGACCACGGATGTGCGAGCCATCGTAATCTTGGTCCGTCATGATGAGGATGCGGCCGTACCGCAGGCTCCCCAGATTCTCGTAGGTCTTGCCCGACTCCAGGCCAACAATCTTCTTCAGCTCGGCGATCTCCTTCGCCAACTCGATCTTGGACCCCGACGTGTCCTTCACGTTCATGATTTTGCCCCGCAGAGGGAACACTCCGAAAGTTTGGCGTTGAGCCTTTGTAAGGCCGCTGAGAGCCATCGCCTTGGCGGAGTCGCCCTCAGTGAGGATGAGAGTGCACTCGGCAGACTTGGCGGTACCTGCGAGGGCGGCGTCGTCAAGCTTCGGGATACCATATATTTTGGAGCTCTTCCGTCCATCACTCTTCTTGTTCTCTTTCTCATCCTTTTCTTTCTGCGCCACCACCAGCTTGTCCACCAACTCCAGTTTCGATCGCAACTTCTTGAAGAACTCTTCCGGCAGCTTGCACGTCGAGCCAAACGCCGTGCTCTTTGTGGTGAGTGCCTCCTTCGTCTGCGACGAGAACGCGGGGTTCTCAATCGCTGCTGTTACCCATACCGCAATATTCTCCTTCACCAGCGAAGGCTTGACTTTCAGCTTCTTCTTTGTTTCCAGATATTCTACGATGTTCCCTACCACCTGGTTTACCACATAGTCCACGTGCGTCCCTCCCTTGGATGTCCAGATACCGTTGACGAACGACACCTGCAGAAACCCGTCGATCGGTGTATCGGCCACCACCACGTTCCACCGATCGCTTGTGTGCGCCGCCACAGGCGTGGTCACGAACTCACCCGCGTATGCCGTCAGGTCACGGCACTTGATCAGCGTCTTCTCCTCCCCGTGCTTCCAGTGGACCTTCACCTCCTTGCCCACCGTCATCGCCAGATCGCTCGCCCGCCGACGAAACACGCCTACCAGATCGCTGTTGATTTCCGCCAAACCGAATCGCCCGAAGTCAGGTGTCCAGGACACGCTCACATAGGACTTGCCCTTGCATGCCGCAATCTTGGGCTTGTTCACCACCGTCATGTTGTCTTCCCAGACCTGCGTATACTTCCTGCCGCGAACCGAGTCCACGGTCTCCACCACCATCTTCTTCGCAAAGATGTTCGCCAACTTCACACCATAACCGTTCTTCCCACCTACTAGTTTCTTCTCTTCCTTGTCGTAATTTGTGGAGGTCAGCAGCTCGCCAAAGATCAATTGAGGAACCCACACACCATACTCGGGATGCTCCAGAACATCAATGCCCTCGCCATCGTTCTCCACTGTAATCGTCTTGTTATCCGCTGAAATTTCAATCGTAATGTTCTTCACAGGATTGGTTGACGCACGTTGACGCATGCGGACCACTTGGTCGTGGGCGTTCACCACGATCTCGTCAAATAGTTTGTAGAATCCAGGATTGAACCCTACCAGCATCTTCTCCTTGAATGACTCCCCTTCGACTACATACATGATTTCCGACGTCGTCTCGATAGACCCGACATAGGTATCGGGAAGAGATAGGATGTGCTCGCGGTGCGTGTGCTTCTTGTATGCTTCAGCCATTTTGGGTGTACCCTCCCCCAGCTAGAGAAAACGGCCGTCCGTTTTACAGGGAAAAGACATATTCATGTAAATGCCCCCAGCAAAGGGAAAGAAGTCCACCAAGAAGGTTCTAGACGAAACCCAGAAAGTTGAGCTTCCGCCCGTGATCTTTTTCCTGCGAATAGGGAAGGAGTTTGATTTTAATGAGGAGCGTGTGGACGTTCCCCTGCCGACAACCGATGGAGGACCGATTCAGTATTCTGATATCCTGATTACTACTGAAACGCAGGAACGGCGATTTGATGAGACAGTGATTCACGATCTAATGTCAAAACTGTCGTTGACGACGTCATACCCAAAGGGCGCTGCCTGTCTGTGGTGCTGTCACGGATTTTCCGGTGATTCCTTTGTGATTCCCACGCACTATGATGCGTATACGAATTTTTACACTGCCGAGGGGAACTATTGCAGTCCTGAGTGTGCACTTGCCTCTATTTACCGCGAGCCTCACAGTACTGAATCCGAGCGATGGCTCCGTCATTCGCTTCTTCGTACGTTCTACCGCAATCTATACACAGATAAAGACATTCAGCCAGCACCAGATAAGCGTGTTCTCCGTCTCTTTGGGGGAAATCTAGATATTCAGCAGTATCGCGAATTCTTCCGCAATTGTACACGGCCTCTCCAACTTGCGATGCCCCCTATCCGGCTCTACATGCCGTCCGTGAACACGCAGGCATCTGTCCGTGATGTGAAGTCGTATGTATCGTTGTCCAATGAGACGGTGAACAAAGCGTCTCAACAACTTCGCCTCAAGCGATCCAAGCCTGTCCACGAAGGCATTCCGACCCTCGACAAGTGCCTACAGCGATAAGTAAGTTAAATTTTTGAACCCAAAATATCCCTTTCAAGCAATGGCATCTTTACAAGATCTTTTAAAGATGTCGATGCTGTACCAGGTGATGACGACAAGCGGAAACAGTTTTCGTCCTCTACTGGCTTGGCTAGGTCTTTCTTTGTATGAACGTATCCCTCCGTGGGTATGGTCCTATCGCGGCCCTTCCAAGACAGCATATTCTGGCCGCGAACCTTCGGCCGTCATCGAATGTGAGCGTGGCCCGCCGCCGCAGAACAATAAGGGTGCAACCCCTGCATTCCTCACTCGCATGGACGCTGTGATTCACTATGTATCCTGTTCCCCAAATACGAAGCGTCTCCTGTCTATTGCGAATCACGATTATCTTCCGTACGAATTTGAAGAAGTCCGGCTAGATGAAGATATCTATTTCCGCCTTACACATGTAGATGTAGATGATGGAAATATTAAGAATATCAAGTTCCAGCTCATTTCGTACGATCGCCCGATTCAGAGTCTTCAGAAGTTTGTGGACTCCTGCAATCAGGATTACGAGCGTCGGATGCTGAACAAACTTGGAAATGATCTGTATTTCTTTGACCAGATTGTGGAAGGAAAGAAGAAGCGTTCAAATCAGAATCCCCTTCCCCAGAATTTCCTGGTGTATACGAAGCACAAGTTTTCCACGACGCGGACCTTTGAGAATGTGTATTTTGAAGAGCAGCCGATCGTTAAGAAACGTGTGAACTTTTTTCTGGAAAAGCGATCATGGTACGAGAAGAAGGGAATTCCGTATACTTTGGGATTCCTCTTTCACGGAGACCCTGGAACGGGCAAGACCTCGGAAATCAAGGCTATTGCGAACGTTGCCCACCGGCATCCGATCAATATCCAGCTGTCGGAAATCAAGACAAAGACCCAGCTTCGTCATCTCTTTTTCAGCGACGATATTCATGTGTTTAACGGCACTGTTCTGGAGAAGTATACAATCCCTATTTCCGAGCGTCTGTATATTATTGAGGACGCTGATGCGATGGGCGATGTTCTCCTGAAACGTGAGTGGAAGCGTCCCGAACCTGCTGCAGCTCCTAAGGATCCTTTTATGCCCGAGATGGACGATGATATTATCAAGGACCCGATTGATCTCTCATTCCTCTTGAATCTCCTAGATGGAACCCTGGAGTCCAGTGGTCGCATCTTGGTCTTTACCTCAAATTTCCCTGAGCGGTTTGATCGTGCCCTGATTCGCCCGGGCCGTATTGATATGATCATTCATTTCAAGAAATGTTCTCGCACCGTTCTCCGTGAAATGATTGAGGGATTTTATGATATCAAGGATGTAGACCACGAGCTATGGTCTCATTCTGAACTAGATGAGAAGTGGAGTCCGGCCGAAGTGAACCAGATTCTATTCCGTAATTTTGAGGATCCGAAGCAGGCGATGGATGAACTCTTGACTCTGGAATCGTCGAATCCACTTCTGAAGAAAGAGGTAGTAGAAGATTCTACGCCGTTGTCCTGAATATTCCCCGGACGTACTCCTGGGTCACCGGAGGGAACCCAAATAAAAGGATGTAATAGAACGAAATCGTCATTGGAATCGCTGCAAACACCGCGGTCGCAATTGCCCAACCGGCTATTCCGCCCGCCGATGGAACAACAATGGATGTGAGCAAACCTAGAATGGGAATAAACCATACAAGGAGAAAGAGGGACGAGTACGGTTTGATGATTGGAAAGGTATCAAAGACGGTTGTTTCCATCGCATACCATCCTCCGCGGGAAAATACGAGGAGCAGGATAAGAAGGAGAGTGTACCCCAAATATCCGCTGGCTGAAGAGACCGTCGGAGTGTTTGCAGGCGATGCAGTCTGCTCTGGAGGAACATCGGCAACAGGGTCATCAGTATTCATTTGCCTATTATTATGTAGAGAACACGAGATTACCCTGTCCATTTGTAACCTTCAGAAAGTTGTAGGATTCAACGTAAATTGTCGCCGAGTAAGCTCCGTACTGGACATTGAACTGTGTGCTTGGTGGGACAATTGTGAGCGTCTGTCCCGCCTGCAGGAGGGGAGGAATGCCTGGACCGGGAGACACTGTGGCTCCTATTGGAACTAGGGTAGGAACAGTGTTAAATGCCGTTTCCTTGACGATACATACCGGAGCTGGGCTGGACACGGGGACAACGTTTCCGGAAGAATCAATCGTACTGGTCACTGTTGGTGGGACAAGTAGGGTATACTGAAGATTTGTACGATTAAACATTGACCCATTCACCGTTCCCGACGGCTGGGTGATTGTATTGGGATCTAGAGCAAACGAGTAAAGATTGATTCCTGGAAGCATAGATGTATCTCCGCTGGAAAACTTGTAGTTCTGAATTAGGCGGAAAAAGTTGACGTTCTTGGTGTTTAGACGCTCTGTTCCGTCTAGAACAACCGTACCTTCCTGCAGAATATCCTGGGCAATCATGTTGTTTAATAGCTGAATGCCCGACGAGTAAAATTGGGTAGGTGGGAGTGGAGAATACAGATTGGCCGGGAGCACAGACGGATTGACTGGCGGGTAGTAGATGCTATCCCAATTTGTGTAATTGTCCCAGTCGTTTAGAAGAATGCGGTCTTCTCGTTGGAAGAGCGAGACAATACGTGTACACAGATTGTACATTGGAATGGGAATATCGTTGTATCCGTACTGCTTATCGTTGCGGATGTACCGAACCTGTGTGACTAGGAAAGACTTTTCGTATGCTGCGATGTGAGCACGTTCTGTATCTGTTAGGAAAATATAATTCGCCTCAATGTACGGATTAAAGTTCCAGTTCTGGAGTGACTGATTGGTTGGATTTCCCTGGAGATCCGGATACGAAAGAAAATTCTGTATTCCGCGGAAAGGATCAGCCGGGTTTCCAACGATTCGTGTAAGATACGTAGGATCGTTTGGCTGAGTGTAATTCAGATTTATCAACGTGAAGAGGTTGTAGATATTATTGAAGGTAATTTGAATCTCCACCTCTGTCTGTACGAGTGAGACAAGGGGGAGGGACTGACCAATTTCTTCGCAGAACCAGAATGGTAGGGGGATATTCAGTTGACGTCCCGCAATAGAGGGTGCTGGAGGGTTCACGCCATCTGTGTTAATAGCGTTGGGATACTGGTTAAAAAGACCTGGCTTGTTGGCCGGATCGTACATATCTGGAGTATTTCCAACCATCTTATCAAGAATTGCCCGCTTGGTGGCGTCGTGCTTGAGATAACTTGCGATTTTCATCCACTCTCCCGTCATGGTGACGATAGGACTACCGTTTAAGGTAACTGAGGCCTGCTGAATCATATTGTAGCCCAGATTACGAATCCACTGAAACTGAAACTCTTTTGCGATATTGTTCGTAGCCTGAATGTTGACCAACGGCGACCAAATATCAGGAATGTCGACGCAGAGATAGCAGTCATGGAGAAGATCGGCGTACCGAGGAACCTTGAAGCGAAACGTCTTATTTCCGGCAATGGGAAGGTTTGTGTCGGTCACGTTCATTGGAGGGAGCTGGAAATGCTCCATCGCGAAGTTCGTGTGACGCTTGTACATCTTCGTAAAATAGGTCATAGATGGATTGCCGTTCAAAAATACGTTCTGGGCACCGAACCCAGTCAGTTGAACAAGGCCGCCTGGCATGCCGTGCTATATTATGTTATACAGTATGAATAATGTATAAGAACCTTCCGTATATCCTTATTGGAATTTTGGTGATTGCTGTTCTCATTCACTCGTACATGAGCGTTCGCTTCGGGTACGACTGGATTGGGGCACAGACACGTAAGGTGATAGCGCGGGCGATGACCAAGAGTAATTCAATTACAGAACTGTACCCAATTCCACCGGTTCCATTCATGGACCGGTTCTCGCAGTACACCAAGATTCCTAAGATGAAGGAGAGTTCGGAAGCTCCCGGCGTAGCATTTTACTGATTACTGAGGGTTGTTGATCACGGCATTCCTGGCAACATACATATTGAGTGTCTTCTTCTCGCCACTGGGGAAGATGGTAGAGTTATTGGCCTGGACAAATCCGTTGGTGTTTGTGCAGCATGTAGGGCTCCACGAGACTCCGCGTGCTCCCTTCTGTACATTGTAGTTTGCACCCGCTGCAAACGTCGTATACGTACTCGCATACGCCGCCTTCTGCGACTGAGGATAATTCCGGTAATACTGGTTCACTGCCGCACGTTTCTTCATCTCGGTGACTTCCGACGCACTTTTGAACTGTACCTGCTGACTCAGGAATTTAGGACCGCCTTCCAGTGAAACAGATGAGTAATACGAAGACATGCTATTATATTTACAGGTTAGAAAATGATACATACAAATGGCTCCTGTTCGCTTCCTCCTGGTTTCCACGCACACTGAGCAGGTTACGGGCTATTCGAAGGTGTCGTATAACCTCCTGAAGCAGCTGGGTACGCTTCAGCCGCTGATCAAGATCTTTCACTTTGGGTTTCAGCGCACACCCGCTCGTCTGCCTTCTCCTGCCCGTCCTCTCTCGGGCATTATTCAGTACGATGCTGCAGCCAATGAGGACCCGAAGGAGCAGGGGTTTGGCTTTAACAAGTTCAAGGAGTATGTGGACACGGTGAACCCCGACATCATCATGATTTATAACGACCCCATCGTGATCAACCAGTTCATCCAGCAAGTGAAGGATGTCCCGAAGTCGTGGAAGCTCTGGGTCTACCTTGACCAGGTGTACAAGGGTGCGGATATGGGTCTGCTCCGTAACATTGAGAATGCCTCTGACCGTATCCTCTGCTTCACGGAGGAGTGGAAGAAGTACCTCATGACCCGCCTGACGACGCCCAATATCAAGATCGATGTTCTGGAGCACGGCATTGATTCACTGGTATTCAAGCCCCTGTCGGACGGTGAGCGTGCGGGCATTCGTAAGAACCTGAATCTCAAGTCGGGCGACAAGGTGTTCCTCAACATGAACCGTAACTCCCAGCGCAAGCGCTTGGACCTCACGATCATGGCGTTTGCACGTCTCATCAAGAAGCTCCCTGACCAACCTCTTCACCTCGTCTTGGTGACGGGTGTGAAGCCCGAGGGTGGTGCGTACTACCAGCCTCTCCAGATCTACCTCAACGAGCTGGAGCTGCTGGGTCTGGACAACCTGAAGTACGGTACTCGTGTGACTATCATTGATACGACGGCTCCTCAGGCGTACTTCAACGATGACGCGATCAACCAGCTCTACAATGTAGCGGACGTGGGTATTAACACGTCGGCGGGCGAGGGTTTCGGTCTGTGCCAGCTGGAGCACATGGCTACGGGTGCCCCGCAGGTGGTCCTGGCCCTGGATTGCTACAAGGCATTCATGAACGACAAGACGAGCGTACAGATCCCTACGACCTCGTACTCGTATCTCCAGATGACGGCGGGTGTGGGTCTCACGGAGTACACTACGACGGCAGAGTCGGTTGCCGAGGGTATGGAGAAGGCGCTGGCGATGTGCGGTAAGGAGACGTCGGATGCGTGCATTGCTCTTGCCCGTACTCGCCCGTGGTCCAAGATCTGCGACGATTTCCTGGAGTCTGTGATCGCCAAGTAAAGTAAAAAACTAAACACTACACAACAATCATGATAATCACACGAAATCGGGATTCCAACGACGGAGTTTCTTTTCCAGCATATCTTTGAGAAACCAATTCCGGATAGTTCCGCGAAATGGCGTGGCGTGGCCGTAATCAATGCACCATACAACTCCATCCTTCTCGATGAAGTTGTACGGTGTAATATCAATGTATTCCATATGCCCCTCCTTCAGCAGTTTCTGGAGAATGTAGTGCACCTGTTTCCAGATCCAGGTGGGAATATTGCTGGCGCTTGACCCGTACTTGTCGGCAAGGGACATTTCGTCCAGATCTAGCATCACCATGTAGGAGGTATTGTTTGTATCAAAGATCGGGGGAGCAATATTGAGTTCAGCAGCCTTCGTCTGGAAATGGATTTCCAGAGGATCGCGAACAGTCTTCATGAATGTGGTGGACGGAGGAACGGGCATTCTGGGTCTGTGTTCTTCCCCAAATAGGGCTAGACACGATCCGTTTTTGTCCACCACGCACGGATGCGTGAGGCAAACAGGAAACTCTCGTGGTAATGCTGGTTAATATCCTCCAGCGTCTCGCACATCATCAGGAGATGAATGAGAACAGGGTTCAGACCCGACATGTAAATCGGTTTAGTAACATCCAGCTTGATCTTCCGCTGATAGGGTGTAAGATGCTGATCACCGATATTTTCGGCCATGAGATCGTAGGTTGCAGAATACTCGCCCTGGTAGTCGCCAATAAGGACATCATTACCGTTCTTGAAGCACGCAATGATCATTGGGACAGTCGTATTCTGCGGCAGCTTGGCCAGCATTTCGGGAGCAGGAAGAGTTTTCACGTCAATCGCATTAGACTTTTCCATATTCTTGTAGGCCACCTTGTTGTAGCGACCATAATGCTCTTCAAATCCCACGATCTTGTAGAATGGCTCGCCCTTATTGGTTTTTGCCCGACGGAGATAGTTCAGGTACGGCTCAAACGATTCCACAAACCGACGTTCCGTGAAGAAGACATATTCGTAAAACACTCCGCCAGGCTGGGCGCAGTCAATCATATCTGTGACTACTTCCTCATACTTCGGTGGTTCGCGAGACGCCGATGCTCCCTGTTCCCTAGCAGTTTCCTCGGCGGTTAAGCACGCAGGATGCTCAATATAAATACGGTCCTGAATAACATCCTCCTCCTTCTGAAAATCGTAGGCGTCATTGAGCCATAGGTACTCAATGGGTAGTTGAATAGACGAAATTGCTTCATTCTGCCGACCCGTCGTAAATACCATGGAGAGAATACGGTCATCGGCCTTACCCTGCATATCGGGCTGAGCCGAGACCTTAGCCCACTGCTTCAGCAGCAGAATCGCCTGACGAGTAGGAGCAAAATACATTGTACCTCCCGATGTTTCGAAAATATAGGGATCAAAGCATACATCGTCACGGAGATAATTCATGCTTCCACGGGGATCCACATTCCATCCGCGAGCCATGAAATCAACCGAGGGCATATCAAAGATATCAGGGTACCGCTTAATCGTCATGTCTCCATCAATGTAAAGAACTCCACGACCCTGTGCTCCCGCCGTGAGTAGAGCCTCCTTGATAAACAGGGGTTTGAGGTTAATCGCCAACTGATACTTTCCAGGAAAAGCAAATTCAGGGTACTCTTCCACAATGTAGTTGCATCCCACTGATTTGCACATGTTGATCCACGTATCAATCATATCCTCAAACTTGGTAGCCTCGTGCTTCACCTTTCCCTCGGCCTTCATACGGATCTCATTCTGCTTCATTCCCTCCGATACCCGCTTCTGAATATCAGGGCGGGCTAGAATGGAATCAACCTTCTTCCTGTCGTATTTCAGCGGATACTTCTTGAGAATAGCGATACGACGCTCCTTAGATATCGTATAAAACTCTTCAGGCTCATCAAACATCCCATCCGCAATCGCTTTTTCAATCGCCTGTTCCTCTTCCTCTTCTTCGCGAATCTCTTCAATGATCTCCTCCTTAATCTGCTCAATGAACTCGCCCGTACAGGCATGGTTCACACGCTTTCCATCCTTGATCGCTTGATCGGTGGTGTCGTCGCCGAAACGGAGGTAGTTCTTGTTGGCGTTTCCCCGTCCCCACCAGTACGTGCACACTACAAACTTACTTTTGGGATTCACAATCACTTGCTTGAGCTTGTGGGACTTGATGATCGCCTGGTAATCCATCTCGGGGACTGCTGCAGGGGCTGGAGCAGGGGTGTCGGCGCCTGCGTTCTGTTCTTTAGGAAATTTACGAGGTGTGCGAGGTTTCCTTCCCCTCGTATGAGCCATTATTCATAAGTAAAGAATTCTATCTTGTTAGTTTTCATCATGCCCAGTTTCAGGAGACGCTCATTGTCTCCAAAGGCCGAATTATCAAATACTTCATGGGTCTCAGGATCATAGAGGAACACGAAGTCCTTGACCTTGATACGTTGGAGTCGGCGCGACCGTTTCATCACATTGCGGAGATAGGAAGCGTCGCGTTCATCTTTCTTGATATCGGGATTTGAGGCCAGATCTTCGGCTTTCACAGAACTGTCGAAACGAAGACATTGGAGCAGAGGCTTCTCACGACTGTGGAGTTTACGATGAATTTCGCAGTCTACGGCCGCCTGTTTGATGAGACGCGTAATACCGCTGGTAATCCTCTCTTTTTCGTAAGAAATTTCATAGAGGAACTCGTCGGACGTCATGAAGGCTTCGGGGGCACGACCAGCATCTTTCATATCGTACTTCTTGGGAGCAGTATCAGCACGACGAGTGGACACAATATTGAACCCAGTAGACGATTTGGCCTGGGCATCAGTGAAGACGGAAATGTAGTAGGAAATGCGGATTGTTCGCTCTTCTACAGGTACAACGTCGATGTTGACGGTTCCTCCCGCACCCAGAGTCTGGCGAGTGGCGTGTGAACACAGGCGAATACCGCGACCCATCACCTGATCTGTGCGTGCTGGATTCCAGTGCGGTTCGGAAATGTGGATACGACGAACATTTTTTAAGTTAATACCTTCGGCACCCGATGCGGTAATCATCAGGACACACAGCAGTTTCTCGCCGCCACGTTTGAGAATACTCTCTTTCATAGATTGCACGTGTTCAGGATAAACAGACTGCAGGGTCCGATAATCTTCATTGAAGATATGGAGCATGATCTCCTTGACCTCCTTCTTCTCTTCGCCTGTATAGAACGCGTATGCGGGCTTCTTGGGATCTAGCGTAGGATCTTCCACGTACTTTCCGTCCACCTTCACGATACGGTAAGGTTGGTACCCATTCGCATCCAAGATTGCAGAGATGATTCCAAGTCCCTCTAGTTTGCGGTAGTTAGAATAGATGAGTTGGTTCACTGTTCCTGTTTCCTTAATATTGGCCAGCATCTTGAGCATTTTTGGGGAATATGCTTTCAACCCCTCCTCGCGGAGATACTTGTCTGGTTCCAGTCGCAGTTTCTCGAGGACTGCCGCCTTATCGTCGTCAGTACCGGCCGTATCTTCGTTTGTCTCTTCAGTAGTTCCCCGAAGATCGGAGGGAACGGCATAGTTACAGACAAGGCGGGACATCACGCGATAGGTAGAAAAATCCTGGTTAAGGGCACTGGGTCCTTTCGCAGCCTTGCGTGAATCCATCTGAATCTCTTTGTGACGCATTTCCAGGTATCGATTGAACTGTTCGTCGGACATCTCAATTTTCTCAATCATCTTGTCGTCGTCCGTCCTCTTCGGAAGCATGCGTTCATCGCTGCCCTTGTAGTAGGACACGAGACCCTGAATACGTTTCTGGAACAGCATGGAATTCTTCACATCGAGACCATCAATGAACGTGTTCACAAACTCGGAATAATCGGTAGGTAAGCATTCCAGGGCTTCTTTCTCAACATATTCACGAGCCGCCAGAACTCCTCCAGGAAACTTATCAGCAAACGATTTCCGCAATCCATCCACCCAATCTCCCACCGTTTTGGATGTTATGGATTCATCATACTTTACGGCAATACGGTCGCCAGACTCGTTGTAAATAGATTTGAAATGGGTAGGATTACGTGTGACCATGATCACCCGTTTCACGCTATTGAACTCTACAGTATCCACTTCAGGAATCGCCTTGAAATATGTCTTCATTCCAGCCTCGTCCCACGTCGGCATTTCTTTGACGGGAATCACAAGTCGCTCAATCGGTCCACGCAGCAGGTTGAGGAGGAAGGCAATTTCGTTGGGGCGATTGATGAGAGGAGTTCCCGAAAGAGCCACTACCTTGCAGTCTTTGGCGTAGTAGATCGCATCATAAATCCGGCGACCGATATCCGACTTGTTGATCGCACGTGAAATCAAATTGTGTGCCTCATCAATGATCACGACACTGTTCTCAAACGTCTTGGACTCTTTTGGATCATCTTCGGGAATCAGGGCTTTTACGCTCGTTCCGTTGAGACCGTTGTAGTTAATGAAATTGTAGCGAGAATCAATGAGGTCTTCAATCTGGGCATCAATGCCCTTGCGTGTATCGAGAGGAAGCGTATTGTAGTTTGATGGCTGGTTAGGAACGGTCACAAAGTATCGTCCCTGAGATTTCAGGAACTCGTCGGAGATTCCCATGGCGAGAGCGGGTTGCTTATCGGCTTCTGAACGCAGAGTCCGCGTTTCCCAGAAATTGTTCTGAGTATAGATCGGGTCTCCACACTTCCTGATTTCCTGACGAAAGTTGCTCTGAAGAGAGGCGGGGAGAAGGATAAACACTTTCTTGGTAGAGAGTAGGGATTCAGCCACACCGATAGCCGAGCAGGTCTTTCCTGAACCCAGACCATGGTAAACGAGCAGGCCACGGTACGGACTTTCTAAGAGAAGGTAGTCCCGCACGAGTTTCTGATAAGGCAAGAGTTCGCGAGTAGTTTTGGAAGATGTTTGCTGGAGACAAAGATCGACCCCTTCATCATCGGCTGACGGGTCATTACGGTATTTCAAGTAAATTCGTGCGATGTAGTCCGCAAATGCCTTGCGGGTAGGCAGAACGAACGCCATTGTATGGAGAACGTAAATAAAATACGATCTTCATACAATGAATTTGGACAGCGATCCCCGAGTGTGGATGGTCACTATCTACCTTTTCCTGGTATCTGCTCTTCTGTACTTCCGCCCTGCCTTAGTCTTTGATGGCGGAAAGGTCAGGGAGTTTGGAACTGGCCGGCGGGGAGCTACGGTCTTCCCCCTCTGGTGGTGGATCATTTCATTGGCTATTGCGTCTTACTTGATTGTTCACTTTTGGGTACTACCGTAACCGCCGGAGTTGACTCCTGAGCAGCTTTGATTTTCTGATCCTGTTCAACTTGACGCTGCAGCATATTCTTCCTAAACGTATCAGCTTCATCAATGCTGGGTATACAGACAGCCTTGTGAGAGTTGTAGGACAATCCATAAATTCCAACAATGCACGCCAGGGTCATGACGTATCCGACAGAGACCCAACCAGCATTGGGTGAGTCGGGATCAAACATGAGGTAGAAGCGGTCAAAGTACTGCCGAACTACCTCAAAGGTCCGAATCACAAACCATGCGAAGGTAGGGTAGATTGCCCAAATAGCTCCTTGGACGGCATTGACCGACGGATCAATCTTTTCGCACTCGTAAAAGGTTACCGCTGAAGAAAAGCCAAACCCCAGTAAAAAGAAAAATGCGTAAATACCACATCCAAGACCAAAAACAATCAATCCTTCGCGAAGTGTTTCAATTGCGAAGATGGCCATTCCCTTCCCTTATTATTCTTTCGGAAGACGAACTTCAACGGTTTCCGCAAGGTTAGAGAGATCCTTTAGAAGTTGATGTCTCTGCGTATAATGCGGCCGACTGAGATCAACACAGTCGGCGAGTGTCTTCCAGCCAATTGCGGAAATCTCTCTCTTTTGCATGGGGGTGAATCGTTGGTGAATATCAATATTTGCCGGATCGGTCAGGACGGCGAGGAAGTACTTGTGGCGGTACAGAATGTTATTTGTTCCATGAAAGGTCTCTTCCAATTGGATTCCGGAGACCACCGTATACGCCGAACGAGAAATATTGGTCTCCTCAAAGAATTCACGTTCAGCACACCCCTGATCACTCTCGCATTTTAGGCGACGACCTTTTGGAAATCCCCATTCTGGTTCAATGTAGAGGGGTGTAACAGAGTCAATATCGGTTTTCACCGCATCAAACCGCTCTTTTGCGAGTTTCATTTCATGGTCATGTCGGTCGGAGTTGTTCCATAGACGAGACCACAGGGATTCGAAGGTTTCTGTTCGAAGCCGATTAATTTCCCCCTGCGTCATGTGTTCCAGAAGAGTTTGGACATAGACGGTATTTGCCGGATCAAACTTTCCCCGAATGAAATCGGTGTACGACATACTATCCTTGCGGCGAACCATGAGAATCTCCAGATTGTTCGCGGGAATTGGAAGACAGGACGGTCGTGAAGGAGACATTAAATTCCGTACAAGCAGAATTCCACAGGATAGAATAGGTTCACGACATTCTCGGAACGTGTGTCCTCGTTGTCCGCAGTTATTACAGAAGATTGTGGGGGTAGACATTTCAGTTACTCTACTTCCGGATTAGAGTATTCCTCTTCCGTTTTTACCTCTTCTAACAATAATAAGAACACGAACATGAGCAGCACTACTCCAACAGTCGTAGCTCCTCAGAAGGGCCCTGCATCGGGGGTCTCCGTTACGGTTATGGACAACGGATTCGTGATTGCGACAGTTATTTTTGGCGTCGCTGTTCTGGGTCTTGGATACTACTATTTCTTCAGGTCGGAGGATCCGTTTACAACCCGCCTTACATGGTTTGCGATCGCCGTAGCCGTTATGGCTCTTATCACGTACGGTGTTTACTTCATTTACTCGGGTGCTACCGGCGGTGCATCTACAGGAAACCTAACTCCAGCAGCAGGAGTCAACCCGACAACGGCCAACTCAGGTAATGGACTCGCTGTTCCCGGATCATCTCTCCCGGTTGCAGCTGGAACCAGCGGTGCGAATTACGGCGTTCAGTGGTGGATGTACGTCCAGGACTGGAACTACAAGTTTGGACAGCAGAAGGACGTGATTATGCTTGGATCGGTAGGTAAGTCTAATCCTCACGTCTACCTTGACTCCGTCGACAATACGCTCTGTGTCCTGGTGAACGTTATGTCGGGTGCATCAGGTGCCTCAGGCAGCTCTGCTCCTTCGCCAGTTGGATCTGATGGAAGTGCGGTGGACGACAAGTTCACATGCAAGGTCAAGAACGTGCCCCTGCAGACATGGTTCTCGGTGAGCGTGTCGGTGAATGGACGCAATGTTGATATCTACCAGGATGGCCTCCTAGTGCGTTCATGCCTGCTCCCCGGTGTTCCCCAGACTGCGTCGGGCGACCTGATCCTCATGGGCAATGGAGGGTACTCTGGTAACCTTGCGGGTCTCTACGCCTATGGCCGTGCACTCACACCCTCGGATGCGATGGCTTTCTTTAGTGCTGGTCCCCCGGCAGCAGCGGTTTCGGCAACTGCGGCGTCTGTCGCAACACTGCCGAGCGGAGGATACAATGTAAAGCTCGCGGTTGTGGACGCCACGGGACAGGAGATAAACAAATACACGTTCTAAGATAATAATGGAGATTCGGACAATCTTGGTGTCCCTGATGACGCTCATCGTAATCGGAATTGTTATCCTCGTACTCTATCAGTACTTTTACGGAGGATATGTTCCGTCCAACGGTATTTCCCCGACGAATACAGAGATTCTCATTGTAGGACCTCTCCAGAACGGGCAGAATTATACACAGATAGATGCGGCTATCCCTCTGTCTCTCAACGAGCGTGAAGGTATTGAGTTTTCGTATGCGGGCTGGATTCAAGTGAATGATTATGCCCCACCTTCGCAGCACCCTATCATTTTCACCAAGGGTGATGTGGCTGGAATCCAGAAGTCTCCAGCTGTATCTCTCAACAGCGGTCGCAACGAACTCGTGATTGAGCAGGATACGTACGAGAAGGGCCGGCCGGCTCGTATCGTCATCCCCAATATGCCTGCGAATAAACTGATTCACCTAGCTATCTGTGTGAATCAGAAATCGTTTGATGTCTACATTAACGGCCTACTCTACTCGCACACCTCTCTCCATGCCCTGCCGATGCAGAATAGCCAGCCCGTATTCATTGCCGGAAACGGCGGGTGGAACGGACAGATTGGAAGCCTCATCTATTTCAATTACGAACTATCTGCTGAGAAAGTTCATAGCTTGGCGAATACCGCCCCAACACAGAGCCCGAATTCTATGCCGTACTACCCGAACTTCTTGAGTTCTGGATGGTGGGTCTCGAATCACCAAGCTTAACTTATTAACTAGCAGTCACCATCTGAATCTGGCCGACTCCAGTATTTGCATTGTCCTGGGCATCGTTTGCCCGGTTCTCAAGATTTGTAACACGCTGATTCAGACCAGCAAGTTGCAGAGTGCATGGATCCATCATCTTCGGCATCCCGAAACCAAATCCTTCACGCTGTTGATTTGTCACAACGATCAACACCGCAACGGCTAGACCAATGAATAGGATAGGGAGATATTGATTGGCTTTCATATGCTTCTCTATTATTACTCTTCATCGGGAATATCTGGGTACGTTTGTTCAAGTTTTCCGATACGATTGTTGATGCTTTGTATATATCCGGCAGAGCCCAGTTTTTTTGTCCCATCCTTTACCTGTTTCATACTGGCTTCAGCCGAGAGAGGGGGGGATTTACGAACACGCATTCCTTCGCGTTCATACGACGGAAGCATGGATAGTAGGACAACTGAGATGAAGATAAACATGATGACTAAATACACTGTAGACGTCTTCACGACCGCCATCTTTATTCTTACGAATCAATAAAGAAAGATGACGACATGCTCTATTGCGTACGGTACCGGCAAGGACTCAAACGCGAACTTTGTGAATCAGCTGAGGGATGCGTCGGATGTGACTGCAATGCTTAAGCGCGAGGGAATCAAGCGGAATTACACGGTGGGTTCGGCAACTCTCGGAAAGAACATTGACCCAATCGGAGGAATCCCCCAGAGTGATCTTCTGGCGCTGGGATATACGGTGATGTCAGTGGGTCCGTCCAATGCAATTACGCCTCGTGCAGGATACATGGGATCATGTACCCCTTGTGTGAACTTATCGTATGCGCCGTTCAGCATGTTACGAGCCTCACTCAGTCTTGTCCGCTACTAATTCGGTCTTGAGGGGAACAGTCTTCATTGTTTTTTTGAGACTTTCACGGACACGGACTTTCTGAGTCTTATCAAGCTGTCCTGGCTTATACGTAAAAAAGAACTTCATGAACTCGTCTGATTTCTTCGGTAGAGATTCACGAAGTTCGCCCGTATGACTTTTCATTTCCACGAGTGTTTCTTGATGACCTAGACAGTCTAGAGGAGTCAGTAGTTTATACCGCCGTTTTGTGGATGCAGCCAAATCCATCAAACGTTGGCAAATACAGATAATGCGATTCTGGTCGTATCCCTCAATGTAGTGAGCATCGGCATAGACAAATGCAAAGAAGAACTGGAGAAGAGTAGGTATAGACGCGACCTTCATTCCACTACGGAGTTGGTGGTAACTATGGCAGGCATTGGTCTTGAATACGCGGCAGTAGACAAAGCCATTCGCACCTTCAATATCAGTGTGCTCGGGGAGGAGTTCGGCATAGGCAGGATGTGCGTGAGCCTTGGCGTGACGACTTACAAAAATCTCAGTAAATATCTTTACTGCACCGTCATAGTTATCTGGTGTAGCTAGAATATCGATAGGAACTTCCCATACATTCGTTCGCTTGTTTGAGTGTAGATTTGCCGCATGAAGACCCAGCAGAATCAGAGACTTTGTCTGCAAAACACGCTCAATAGACTGACGTTCGGCATCTGTGACCTGAGTCGGCTCCCTCTCTTTATGAGGTGGACAGCCTACAGGGTAATATTTGTTGAGAAGCATAAGGCGGTCATACACTTTTGACCAACGAGACACATCTCCTCGGGGACGAGAAAGTTCAAGATACATAGACATGCGTAGAAAATTAGGAGATACGTAATGGATTCGTTCCTTGACTATATCCTCCTTCCATAGATGCTTAAAGATTGCAGGATCAAGGTAAGTGATATCGGCAACTCCTGTAAAATCCACAAACACCTTGAACGTCATGAGATGAGCTCCAGGTTTTACTTCAATGTTTTTGAACCCCTGCGAATGAAAGATGTCGGCAAGTTCCATGGCGTGAAGCTGGGGCTGTTCGCTGTAAAAATCGTAGTCGGGAATATCATAGTTTGGATCGTAGAACTTGTCGGCTGGAAGTAAATTGTTAATCGCGGTTCCACCGTAGCAAAGAACGCGTCGTTTCTCAATGAATTCACGGACGGTCCGAAGAATCTTTTTGATTCCTGGTTCATGTGCTGCTTCATATGCAATGCGGTTTTCGGCCTCTTCCAGCAGAGCTTTATCCATTATACTATGTCGGACAAAATGGATTAGAAGATAACTTTCTTTTTTGGGACCAAGAAGTAAGATGTCGGATACAAAGCGTGTTACACAACGTCGTAGGACTAAGAGTGGAGAAGCTGCACCTCCGCCGCCGCCGTCGCCGTCGTCCGACAATAAGAAGACATCTCCGAAAAACAATAAGAAGTATAATTTACGTAGCAAAACTAAGAAACCTGAAGAAAACGTGCGATGGGTTGATGATGATACTCTGTACGATAACTACAACTCGGAAGACGATTCCTCGTATAATGGGGAAGAGGAAGAGGAAGATGGAGAAGAACCCGAGAAGAGTATGAAGATGGATGAGGATGAAACACCTACAGCGACTCGTCAGGTACACGGTATTACCGTACCGACCAATATGCCGGTCTCAGTAAAGATTCATCTCCATGCCCGTATAGATGAGGATGAGGACGACGAAGAGGAGGACTATGACGATGATGAAGAGGGCGATGATGATGATGATGAGGACGGGTTTGATGAGGATAGTGAAGAGATTCCGTCTTCGTTTATCCAACATATTCTTGGTCGGCGTTTGATGCCGGGTGGGAATGGTCGGCAGCCAGTTCTGATTATTCAGGGAGATGAGGATGAGGACGATGATCGGAAAAAGCGGAAGAACAAAGAGGAAGATATCCCCCTAAAACTGTCTCGCAAGGAACGAGAATATTTTGAGGAGCTTACGAAGAAAATGCGTAAGGATGTGACCAAAAAGATGACTCTGATTTCCCAGATGATCAATGAATCAGACGTTCCGTACAAGTTTCGGGTCCTAGAGATGGACACCACTCCAAAAATCCAGAGCGAGATTATTCGTAAGATTGATGCGATGACGCGTATGGGATCGGACAGCGGCGAGGCCCAGAAACTACGTAATTGGGTAGATGGTATTCTGCGTGTTCCCTTCGGAAAGCAGATCTCGCTGCCTGTAACGATCAAAGACGGTCCTGAGAAATGTTCGGCCTTCCTTAATGAAGCACATTCCAAGATGGAGAAAGCGACGTACGGCATGACGTCAGCCAAGACCCAGATCATGCAGGTATTGGCTCAGTGGATTTCCAACCCCGAATCGGTTGGAAACGTGATTGCGATGCGTGGATCTGCTGGTGTGGGCAAGACCTCGTTTGCTCGTAACGGCATTGCTGGTGTTCTCCAGCGTCCGTTCATGTTCTTCTCTCTCGGTGGTGCATCTGATGTTTCCCACTATTCTGGACATTCGTACACGTATGAGGGATCTATGTGGGGTCGTATTATTGACTCCATTATCCAAGCGGGATGCATGAACCCTGTCCTGTACTTTGATGAGCTAGACAAGGTCTCGGGAACCCCGCACGGCGAAGAGATTACCTCTATGCTCATCCATCTCACAGACCGCTCTCAGAATTCACAGTATCATGACCGGTACTTCGCGGGCATTGACTTTGATCTGTCCCAGTGCCTGTTCGTGTTCTCCTTCAATGACGAGTCCCGGGTCCACCCTGTTCTGAAAGATCGTATGCGCGTCATCAATGTCCCAGGCTACAACGACAAGGAGAAGAAGGTGATTGTGGCCAACTATATCTGGCCCGATATTCTCCGGCATGCTGGAATTTCTCGCGAAGATCTCACTGCCGATGAAGAGGCAGCAGAGTACATTATTAAGGAGTACTCTAACGGCGAGGAAGGTATGCGTAATCTCATTCGTGTCGTAGAAGCTGTGGTGTCTCGTGTGAACCTGATTCGTATCTCCGACGAGGCTGCAGCCAAAGCATACAAGTTCTACATTCCTGTGAAGTTCCCGATGAAACTGGAGAAGAAGCAGGTGGAGACGCTTCTCACCGACTTTAATACAACACTTCCTGAGCACTGGCGTTCATTGTATATGTAAACATCTGGAACGACAATACAAATACTCAAGGATGTCGCTCAAGGATGAGGCACAGTTCGCCAAGCGCCACATCCGTAATCGTTTTTCATTGATGGTTCTTCCCCACGTTTCCGAGGGAATCTGGAGTGTGTATGAGAACGCGCGAACTATTTGCGAGAAGAACGACCAGATGGATCAGGTTCTCAAGACATTCCAGAATCTGCTCACACGTATTCCCGTCTGGACCGACGAGGTTCTCCAGGCCGAGGTTAAGCGTATTGTTGCGGCATCTAAGTGCTCGTACCTAGAGGAGCTGCTCACAGGCGTTCTCCTCACCTACCTCCGTGCCTTTGCGGCTATTCAGTACCGGTCTACCCAGGACAGTGTAGAGGTAGAGTTTGAGCGGCCTCCTCTACCCCGCTTTCTGCATGAGTATTACAAGGAGGTTGCTCGGCGATGCTGGGAGCATGCTTACCTGTTCCGCACGATCGGTGTTCCAACGGAGCAGCAGGCTCGTAATCGCAAACAGATTGAGGATATACTAGATTCGGCGTTCGACACGGTTCTCGACTCGTTTCTTCCGTGGCAGTCCATTGTGAACACCTACTTCTCCGTCCAAGATGCTCCTGTTCCCTCTGCAGCCGACGTGATTCAGCCAGCTGAGTCGGTGGTCCCTACACCTGCTCCTGCTTCTGTTCCTGCTCCTACCCCCGTCCCCGAGACCGAGAAGAAGGCTGTTGCGTTTGAGGAAGCGGACGACGAGGATGACGAGGATATTGACGAGGAAACAGACGATGAGCACCCGAAGATTCATCTGTCGGATGAGACCTTGGAACTGGATCTTGGTGCAGATGATGATGATGATGATGGGGAGGAAAAGAAAAAGAAAAAGCCCGAGGAAAAGAAGGAGGACGATAGTGAAGTAAATCTGACTCCTGAGGAGGGTGAGGGGCTCGTTCTAAAAGTATAAACAAACCCACTTGAAAGTATCAAATAGATAGAGAATGCTCGACACGAATCTATTCATTATGATTGTTGTCGTTGCGGTCGCCGCGGTTCTTGTGTACATTGTGGAGCGTTATACCAAGAAGAAGCCAGTAGAGTGGGCCGATGCCGCTAAGGTTGGTCTCCTTTCAGGGGCTGGTGCGGGTGGACTTCTGTATGCTGTTGGCGGGGATGTTGAGGCTGTGGTTACGTCCACGGTCACAACAGCCTCTACTGCCGTTCAGGATATGTTCGTTGGTAAGCCCAGTTTTTAGTTCGTAGGAAAGCCAGTTACAAAAAACTACTTCTTTGTAGATTATAAATGAACTGGCTTCTGTTCGCGTTCACCGCCGTCCTGTTCTACGCCTTTGTCCCTGGTGTTCTCGTGCGTCTACCCCCTGGCGGATCCAAGATGGTTGTTACCGCTGTTCACGCCGCCCTCTTTGCCCTCGTCCTCTGCTTCACTCGCCGCACTGCCGAGTCGTACCTAGGTCGCGAGGGAATGGATACCAAGAAGACGAAGAAGGTGGACACTGATGAGGACGACAAGGAGAAGAAGGACAAGAAGGATTAAATTTAAGGTTCAATAAACAAGCTTGATTCGCCCGCGGGCGGTTTACCCTCAAAGAGATAGGGAGTACCAAACTTCTCTATCTGTTTCCGAGGAACTGCTGTGTCCCGACAATACCGGGCAATGGCCTTGTACAACTGGAATCCGCGGTACCGTTCTGAGAGATCGGCAGACGATACATCTTTGAACAGAATTGAGCGGCCGTCGGGTAGTGTGAGCCACTGCATGAACATGGCGTACAAGGGATTGCCCGCGTACTCGTCTGATGGACCTTGCGGAAAACAGTCCCAGAACATAGAAGTCGCCAGACGTACGAGGTCAAACGATGGATTAGGTTTCACTTCGGGGTATTTTGGGTTGTAGAATGGTGCGATATTGTACTGTCCTCCAGCTTCTTCCTCCTGATGAAACTGGTCGGACATAAAGAACTTGGACTCTTTCATTTTCGGCAACTTCACGGAAAAGGTGGCCCGGTCAAAATCAATAATCTTAATGAGTTTTCCGTAGGTCGGAACACGGTAGGTCTTTCCACCCATTCCGTAGTAGAAATACTCCCTGTCTGTTGGAACGTACATGACATTCATTACATGGAGATCGTTATGCACAAATCCAAAAGAACGCTGGGCAAATGCTAGTGCGAAAATCACCTGGGCTATCCACGCACACCGCTTATGAAGTTCCGAGTTTTCCTTGAACAGTTTGTACATCGTTCCCTCACACTTCTCCATCACTGTGACCTGGATGGGGGCATCCTTGAAGATAGCGTGGGCAAACGGCTCATCTTCTTCCGGCTCTGAAAATCCACCTGTACTCTCGCTGCCGTCACCATCATCATCATCATCATCATCTTCACTATCACTGTCGGAACACGACCGAACGTTGAAAATATAGTCCGTTGAACAATCATCTGTGCTTTCCAGATCTCCAGAATCTTCATGGCCCTGTCCCTCGTCATCAGCATCATAGTTTGCAGGGATAATTGGAAGAGTAGATGTGGGAGTAGGAATAGGAATAGGTTCAAGCTCTGTGGCTCCCAAATCAATATCCTCAGAAGGACCGTCGGCAAACTGGAGAACTGGGATTTCAGGTTTCCTTAGACGCAACTCAAAAAAGTGTCCGATATTCTGTGAGAACCATGGGCGATCACACAGATCCTCGTAATCGTCGGAAATGTCGAGGATATGCTTTTCAGCAACACCCGAAAAGACTCCGTAGACACGAGGAAAGTGCTGGCTTCCTGACTCAGACAGAACGAGAGACGCAAGTGAGCCAACATATCCTGCATTGTACGGAGATTGAATTCGCAAGGGTTCAGATGCAACATCTCCTACATTTGGGAGCCCTGTTCCCGCATACTCTCCATGCATGACTCGGTAGGCAGAATACAACATCGTCTTCTTCAGATGAACTGGTGTTTCCGACCCTCCAGCATAGACAGATGATTCTCCTGTAATCGTCTGAATCGGTATCCCAGTTTTTATCCCGTAATGGTGCGGCAAGCGAACGTCCAACTTAAACAACTTTTCAATAGACGGAAAAAAAGGCTGGAGGCGGCGAAGACCCCAGTGTTTCTGTGCTTGTTCTTGTAGCCCCTGGATATTCGAATACTTATGGACATCCAATGGACTATTGGTTGTCCGTAGATCCGATACAGGTTTAGGCATTATGTTTACTTCCCCTCTTTTTGCTTCTTGCTGTACCGCAGCGTCCCGTCCAAAATTGAGCCCTCTTCTGGGAAAATGGTATCAAAGTACGATCCTAGAAAGGTATCAAAAATGTATTTGAGTTTGTTGGTGAGATCCCCGAGAAAAATAAACATGGCGAACATGAAGAAAAGGCCCGCAGTATACGAATCCACAAAATTCTCTAACCCCCTCCGAACAGGAATAATGGGAGCAGATACGTTTATCGAATACACTAGCCAGAAGGCAACAATACCGATGATAGCTATTTCCAACGATACATCAAAGACCTGGTAGGATAATCCCTTCTCTTCCCATTCTTTGTTTTTGTCGTTGTACACATCAAACAGGTAGTAGAGAACATAGGACAGTAACGCACCAGCAAGGGTATAAAAGACTGAAAATATAGCAATGTTTCCCGTGACCCGTACGGCATCGCCTGCCGTCAACTTAATGGCGTGAACTGTGTATGCGTGTGTAGTTTTGGCCATTATTTATTCGTGTGAAAATACTAATACTGGTACGTATGAACTTTAATATCAAAAAGTTCAACATGGAAGTGATTAAAGAACGATGTGCGATGGATTCTAGAAAATCGCCTATGATCGTCATTATCGGAAAGAAAGATACTGGAAAATCGTTTTTGGTGCGTGATATTCTCTTTCACAACCAGGATGCATTTCCTATTGGAACTGTGATTTCGGGAACAGAGGTGGCCAACCGCTTTTTCCAAGATATGGTTCCATCCAAACTCATTCATGACAAGTACAAACCTGAAATTATCATGAACGTTATTCGCCGTCAATTAGCACTTAAACAGCAACGTAACCAAACGAACGGGTCAACGATTGACCCCCGAGCTTTCCTAATTCTGGATGATTGTTTATACGACGCCACGTGGATCAAAGAGGAATCTACCCGCTATGTGTTCATGAACGGCCGACACGTGGATCTATCCACCATGATCACTATGCAGTACCCCCTCGGTATTACTCCTAATCTCCGCACGAACGTAGATTTTGTCTTCATTCTTCGTGAGAATATTCTCGGTAACCGCCGTCGTATCTACGAGAATTACGCAGGTATGTTTCCCACCTTTGAAATGTTCTGTCAGTTCATGGACCAGTGTACGGAGAATTATGAATGTCTGGTGATCTGCAACTCCTCCTCCTCCAACAAGTTGGAAGACCAAGTGTTCTGGTACAAGGCGAGTGACCACCCTCAGTTTCATATGTGTGCCGATTCCCTGTGGGTGGATAATAGGCCGTTCATGTCCACAATGTTAGCGGCCAACGACTACAATCCCGATGCCCTGAACAATCGCAAGGGACCCTCCGTCTGGGTAAAGAAAGGCGGCACTTAGTCTAGTCTCGCATCGCACCTTCCGCTGGGTGAACGGGCTTCGCGAGATCCTGCAGCTGGTTCTGCTCAGCGCGGCGCTTAGCGTTCTCCTCCTTCTGAGCCTTGATAGACATCTCGCGCTCCTCCGCAAAGAACAGTTCGCGATTGGCCTCGTTCTCCTTGTACTTCCGCATGATCTCGTTGAGCTGCGAGTTCGCATACTCCACATTCTCCATGAGGTGCTCGGACGGCTCCCACGGCAGCCAGCAGCCCATACGACCAATCATGAGGTTATCCTTAGGATACTTCCGCTGCAGGACCTTGCACCACAGCTGGGCCTCCTCATACGACGGGAACGCACGACGGACCTTGACGCCGCGAATATTGCACTGGAAGCTGTTGGCCTTATCAAATGCCTCCTGCACCTCCTTCTCGTGCTTGAGGAGGAATACCTGGTACTGCTCGGGGATGTCCGACTTCTTGATCTCTTCGCGATGGGTCTTCTCAAAATCGTGGATATCCTTCATGATATCATCGATCTTCAACGAGTACTTCTTCGCAATGTAGTCAGCCAGATGCTCCAAACCCTTCACCTTGAAGTCGTAGTCCGTCCACTGCATGAAGTGCTTGAAAAAGAAATCCTGCTTGCGCTCAATCACCTTCTCGGGTGAGATGAAGGATACAATCACGTACCGCTGATTGGGGAGCTCGGGGTCCTCATCGAGGTAGTCCACCACGCCCTCCTCATCCGTCTTAGGGAGCTCAACCTTCTGCTTCTTGTTGTCCGTGCTCATTTATACTTCCTACCAACCCTTCTTAAAACACTTTTTTCCCGCGTATACACAAACAACAAATGTGGGCGTCGTTAGTGTATGCTGCTGTTCTCTTCTACCTCCTGACGCCTGGTGTCCTAGTGTCGCTGCCCCCTGGTGGATCCCGGACCACGGTCGCCGTCACCCACGCTGTCGTCTTCTCCCTTGTATGGTGCTACACGCACAAGGCGGTACACGGCCTTGTCGGTAAGTAAATGTATTCTGTTTGAATAATGAGCAAGGACAAAGACGTTCTTGACGTCTTTATTTCCAAGACAAACTGGAAGTATGGAAGCTTTTCCATTCTTCCGATTGTGTTTGGCGTTGTGATGGCCATCGTTGATGTCGTGATGATGTTCACTGCAAAGTTTGTGAGTCTGGGATCCATCTCGTACGGTCTTGGCCTCACTATCGCCACTCTCGTGTACTCCGTCCAGCCCTACTTGTTCATCAAGGCCACGCGATTGGAGAATATGAGCGTGTCCAACCTCATTTGGAACCTGACGTCCAACGTTCTCGTCACATTCTCGGGCGTTATGGTGTTCAAGGAATCAATTAAGGGACTGCGTTGGGTCGCCATCGGCATGAGTATGATCGCCATCCTCCTCTTTGCCTACACTGATGACTAATTGAAAATTTCTCCTTTATCAAGTATAAACCAAGATGGCCGCCACACAAGCCCCCGCCCCGTCCATGGGAATTGATGTTGCCGACCTCGTCAAGCGCCTGGTTAAGTACGCCCTGGAGGGCCTCGCGGTCGCCGTCGCGTGCTACCTGCTCCCGGGCAAGAAGCTCCGTGTCGATGAGATCGGCACGATTGCCCTGACGGCCCTCGCTGTGTTCGCCATCCTCGATATCTACGCCCCGTCGGTCGGCTCGTCCGCCCGCACGGGTGCCGGCTTCGGCATTGGCGCTAATCTTGTTGGATTCCCGGCTCGTCTATAAACAGACTGTAAATTTACAGGTAACAGGAGTACCTATATAAATGTTCCGCTTGAACGGTAAGTGGTATACCGTTTCCCCCAAAGCAGGTGAACCCGAGCGCCAGACACATATGATTATGTGGAGACTGGCTTCAGGTACCCCTGTCCACCAGGCCTACCGGGAGTGGTATGCTCGCGAACGAAAAATAACGTCTGGTCTCTATCCCAAATGATGAGTATCACCACCTCCGCCACCACGAATGAATATATGAAAACCGGACTCATTGCCGGAGGGTTTACTCTAGCGATTCTTGTCCTGTTTGTTGGTGTGTACTGGCTCGTTCGAGGCTTTCCTCCCGCTTCCCGCCTGGTGCTCCAGGAAAGCCCTACCACGGTTGCTGTAGATCCCGGGAAAGCCCATCTGCTCTTTTTCTATACGAAATGGTGCCCGTACTCCCAAGAAGCTGAGCCCGAAGTTCGTAGTCTCAAAACCTTGATTGAAGACTATACGTACGGCGGAAAAGTCGTGGACGTCCAGTTCATTAATTGCGAGTCCGACAAGAAACAGTGCAGCCAGTACAAGGTTGATTCGTACCCAACCTACAAACTTCAGACGACCTCTACCACCTACGAGTACTTGGGTCCTCCCAAAACTGATGTTTTACGCCAGTTCCTGGTGTCCGCACTTGGCCCTGAACTCGCGGTACCGGGTACGACCAACCGAAACTAGATGCTCTACAATCTCTTCTGACTTCCAGACACTGAACATGCGGGCATCGTCCTCAATCAGGAGACAGGTATTTTGGGGATACCTGTCTCGCATATCGTATATCTCCTTGATGTTGCGGGCAAAGGCTACGTTTGCGAGATAGTTCCGAGATGTGATTTCTTTGGTCTGAGCCGTCAGGAGACAGAGAGTTTGGGGTCGCTGGAATACAGGAACAACGTTCATAATATTGTTGCACAGAACCCCACCGTCCACCAGCATGTGGCCGTTGAGGTTGTGGGGCGTGAAAATGTACGGAAGCGAAAAGGATGCCCTCAAAGCATCCCAGAGAAGAGCAGACGGACCAAATACCACGATCTTGAGATCGGTGAGATCGGAGGCTACAATATGGAGAGGAATGGCGGCATCGGCAATACGAAGGGTTGCTAGATCCAGTCCTTTTCGGGCAAGAGCAGCAGAAAACGCCTCACGGATTTTGGATCCATCGTCTACCCCCTGCTTCTCACTGAACGAAAGCAGAGTGTGGAGGCGAAGAGGGTTCAGAGCATCTTGTAAGTTTCCTAGAATAGTGGTTAATTCAGAGAATTCAGACATTTCAAACTCAAACGCAATTAAGGCAGCAATGAACGCTCCAATAGAATATCCGTAAACTCCTCCTGGAAATCGGTCGGTCAGTCGTTCATCAGATTCAGCAGCAAGTTCTTGGAGGGCACCGATTTGTAGAGCTCCTCGCATTCCCCCTCCATTGAGAGCTAGGGTATTCATTGGTTGTTCTTTTCTGCGACTAGGAAAATGCTTCGGGCAAAAGATCTCTGGAAGCAGGAAGAAGAACGTAAAACTGCGAAAATGCAAGCTATGCGACCTGTTCTCTCAAATTTATCATCCCAACTGAAACTTCATGCGATCCACAATCCCCAAGCTCCCTACTTTGTCTTTGATGTTCCCTCTTTCGTGTTCGGGTATCCCCTATTTGATCATCGTGAAGCTGTGGATTATGTCCGTGATGCTTTGTTGGAACAGGGATTCCAAGTATGGGTTGCCGGCAATTTATCGTTAGTGATTTCCTGGATCAAACCTCAGAACCAAGCTCCTCGGATTCGGGCTCCTCCCAAGTCAGGAGCCGATTACCGTCCCTTTGTGTACGACGACTCAGCCATGAATTTTCTGCAAAGTAGAATGCGATAAAAACGGACATGTTTGTGTGGAGGTAGGAAGTAGGCAAGATACCTAGGGACATGTGCGACCATCCTGAGAAACAGTTAGTGATTGAGGAAGGTCAGCGTGTATGTACTTGCTGTGGAACTGTGATGGAACAAACAATTGACGAGGGTGCTGAATGGAGGTACTACGGATCCGAAGACCGGCACGAAGACCCCACCCGTGTTGGTTTGACGATCAGTTCCCTGCTTCCGGATTCGTCGTACGGGTCCATGATGATGAACAAGAAAGTGAATTCTCCTGCCTTCAAGAACATTCAGCGGCTTTCGGCGTGGTCCCTGGCTTCGCATTCTGAACGATCATGGTTATCGGCGATGGAGATTCTTAATCAGTACTCGTACCGCAACGGGTTTACGAAAGCCATTCTACAAGAAGCGTGTGCCCTGTTTCGGTCACAGGATGATGCTCTGAAACTCAGGGGAGAGACGCGCCGGGCCCTGATGGGGGCTGTCTTCTTTGTAGCCTGTCGCCGTATGGGGGTATCACGAACCCACGAGGAAATTGCCGCGATTGTGAATGTATCGACCCGTTCACTCTCCAAAGCTATTCAGCAGTTCGGGATCCATGCCGAAGAGAACCCGCTTCTCAAGACCCAGCTATCGTTGGCCGAGCGAATGATGAATGGTCTGTCGGTGAGCGAGGAGCAGCGACGGCATATTCTTGATGCCATCAACGATATCTTCAAGTCCCCCGACGAGGAACTGGAACATACGCCGAAAGTCATGGTGGCGGGTCTTATCGCTAAGATTATGGGAGCTGGAAAAACCAAGACGGAACTTCGGGGGTTCATGAAAGAGTTCTCGGCGCATTCGGGTGTGTCGGTCGTGTCCATTCAGAAGGTTATGAACGCAACGTAAATTTCGGGGAGATACATAACAGAGGTTGTATAGATCATGGCAAAAGTCTTGAATGAGGAAAGGTTTATTCCCTCTCGTCTTCCTGGTCTATCTCTATGGATGGATGCTAAAGCGACTACAACGATTTCTTCTACAACAGATGGAGTCACGTCGTGGTCCGATCGGTCGGGAATGGGGAATACACTGAACGCCACCACCTTTTTTGTTCCAGGATGCACGCTGTGGTTGGATGCGGCCGATACGTCAACTGTTATAAGACCGACTGGATCAACAGTTACACGATGGAACGACAAGTCTGGAAATGGGAATAACGCAACTGCAACTGGATCACCCACATTGACTCAGAATAGTATAAATGGTGTACAATCTATAGGCACAGGTTCGGGTAGTTATTTCAG